GAATGGTACTTAGCGGCACGTAAGCTAAAGGAAATTTACCGCGAGTTTATGGTCGACTATGTACGGAAAAATGGCGGCATTAAAAGGAGGTCGCGCGAATGAACGAACTAACGGTTAAAATCCGCAAAGTCCGACCGCACGCTACGCTACCAACGTACGGAACCGCCGGCGCCGCCTGCTTCGATCTATATGCGGCAGAGGACGTAATCATCGCGCCGGGCGAGACGGTTGCGGTGCCGGTCGGGTTCGCGGTGGAATTACCGAACAATTACGAAATGCAGATTCGTCCGCGGTCAGGCTTATCGCTGAAAACGAAGTTACGCGTCGCCAATTCGCCCGGCTGCGTAGATAGCGATTTCCGCGGGGAGGTTGCGGTACTGTTCGATAACATTTTCGAAACACTCTACGAAAAAGACGGCACGCCAGCGTTTACGGACGTAGTTGTGACACTCGACGGTAAGAACGACGACATCACGTTTGCCAAGACGCACGCATTCGTAAGCGGTACGGTCCATATTCGTAGAGGTGAAAGGATTGCGCAAGCGGCCGTCGTACCGATTCCGCGTGTATCGTTCGTTGAGGTTGACGAAGAATTGACGCAAACGGAACGAGGGGCAGGCGGTTTCGGAAGTACCGGAGTTTCGTAGTAGATTCACAATGTTCAATAAATTTAAGGAGGAAATTTTATGTCTGAAAAATCTGTAGTAGTAACTTATCAAACACAACAAACATATTGCCGTTGTTGTAATCAGAGTCTAGCTCAAGCAAAAGTGAGCGCGCCTATGCAAATATCAATAACAAAAGAAACAGCTCTTTCTTGGAGTGAATGGAATGATATTGTTGACTATCCAGAAGATCTTGACAGTATCGTGTATGAATTTGTGCGTGAAACAATCTATTTCTATTCAGCAACCTCTTATGAAAAACTCTTAATCGATGATGCGGAATACGAGAAAGTAAAGGAATTTATCTTAAAAGAAGTTGTTGAACAGTACGACGATAACACGAAGGGGGCGGTTAAGTGAACGTTGATGTAATCGCAGCAATCGGTGAGCATATCGTAGCCCCAATCGCGGTATGCGCTTTGATCGGATTTATTGCGTACACGCTGTTAAAAGACTAACGAAGGAGGACGTAAATTGAACGTTAAATTAATCGCACATACAGCATTATCTTCCAATTTTCTACAGTCGTTGCCTTTCGGACAAGACGATGATCTGCTTTACGGAAGTAAAGAGCGCGCCGCCGTCGCATTAACCGCTATCCGAACGTGTTACTCGCCGCTTAAACCGTCCGAAATTGTGGCGGTAGAGGGCGGAAAATACTTCGGAAACGCGGCGAGCGACGGTGGAAAAGGAACGGACGCCGACCGCTTATTCCGTCAAATCGTCCGATCCAAACATACGAGTACGCTCGAACACATCTCGTACACATTCGCAGTCGAAGGCGTCAGCCGTTCGCTACTCGCTCAGTTAACGCGACACCGTCAATTCTCGTTCAGCGTACAGTCGCAGCGTTACGTAAAATTCGGCAGCGGCGATAAGTCCGGCGGATTCGACTACGTGGCACCGCCGAGTTTGGACGCCGCGGACGGAAATACGTATCAGGCTTACGTAGAAGTGATGGAGATGCTACAAGACGTTTACGACAGAATGCGTAGCAAGGGCGTTCCAGCCGAAGATGCCCGTTACGTCCTACCGAATGCCGCTGCCTGCAATCTCGTGATGACCGGCAATCTTCGCGCATTCCTCGAATTTTACGGTAAACGTAAAGCCGGTAACGGAGCGCAGCGAGAAATATCGGACTTAGCCGAACGTTTCCGCGAGGAAATAACGAAAGTTGACGAATGGGTCGCGCCATTCTTCGTAAAGGAGGACGATATATAAATGACAAAGAGATTGGCGGAACAATTACAAGAGGCACGCGCGAGAGTTGCGGAGATAGAGTTAGAAATGTACAAGCACATTAAAGGCAAGGTTGTATCCCTTGTAGAAGGCTCAGAAGTTGGGATTGAGGATGCAAATTACTATAAAGTAATTCACGTTGATTCTGATATTAAAGACGATAGACCTATTAAAATATCAACGTTTGATGGATCAGACCGGTCGTGGGTCTCCTTATCGGACGTAGAAATCGTCGAATACGATCGTGTCCGTGAATTATTATTAGCGGACGTGGATCGACAACTAAACGAAATGTTCGCGGAAGGGGCTGACGATTAATTGGATATAGCACATCCGTCAATCCACGATCAACTATCCGAACTCCGCCGCCAGCGTACCGATATTAACGGACGTATTGCGGAGCTTGAAGCCGAAGCTGCTCGCCAATCCTCTACGTTACAGCCGGGAGATTACGTTAAGATTACGTCTGCCTCGATAGCGGAAGGCGAGTACGCACGATATGTTCGCTACGACAGTTACGGGTTTCAACCGCATGAAGTCGTCCTTATCCCGTCGAATGTCGGAGCAAATGCAATGTCCGTCGAGCCTGCGACCGCCGCCGAAGCTGCCGAATATTTACGTAAGGTTGCCGATTCATTAACGTAAACGTAATCGAATGGAGCTTCATAATACTTCGTATTATTGCGGGACTTGCGGCGATTGATCCGACGGCATCGGCGGCAACGGCGGGAAATAACGAAGGTTTGACGAAGGTTAACGAGATTGCAACGACATCTATCGTAGAGGACGTAGTTTCCGAATGGCTCCCGTTCGAAGCTACTGCGTACACCGCTGACTGTCTCGGTTGCATCGGTATCACAAAGAGCGGCGTCGACGTACGGAACACGACGATACATGACGGCAGAACGGTTATCGCGGTCGATCCCGCCGTGATTCCGCTAGGCTCGGCGGTCGAAATACGGCTGGCTGACGGGACGATTATCGAAGGGACAGCGCAGGATGTCGGGGCGGCAATTAAAGGGGCGCGGATTGACGTGCTGCATGCGGAATATGACGACGCGATTGAGTTCGGACGGCAAGCGGTAGAAGTTCGGATTAATAACGAAAAGGAGACGATTAAATGACGAAGTATTTACGTTGTGTTAACAAAGTTGAGCCTATGTTGAGGTTAAAAGTAGGAATGCGGTACGAGGTCGTTGATGAGACGGATAGTAGATACAACATTGGCGAGTTCGGTACTTTTACTAAACAACCGGATAGCGACGGTCGTAGTTTTCGTACATGGTTCGTATTAGAAACGGAGGGCGACGAATATATGGAAATTGACGGCGTTAAGTATCGAGAAGTTAGCCGTAAGGCGACGGTTGGTGATTTCATAATGTTCGACCGCAATCGTAATGGTATCACAAAAGGAAAACCGTACGCGGTTACAAGTTACTTTGGAGACGTCACGTTTTACGATAACGACGGAGACAAGCGTTGGTCGTCGCACATAGCCGCTAAGTACGCGGTACTCGAACCCATTACTGACATCGCCGCATCTGACGTGGACCTTATCGTACTCCAGCGCGAACTAAACGTACTTCGCCGTAAGCAGTCGGAGTTAACCACGCAAGTTGACGAATTGATTGCGAAAAACGCCGACATAGACGTTCAGATTGACGGCTTAACGGACGCGTTCGCCAAGTTAGTAGTTAAGACGAATAGTCCGGCAAAGACGGTCCTTCCGCAAGATAAGCCGAGTACCCGCGACGAAATTGTGGCGCAGGCGAGACGTGATGTGGCGGAGCTATCTACAACGGCAATTAATATCGATGTTATTCCTACGCTCGATGGCGATGTTGAGGCGTTTTTCCCGGGCGAAACTGATTACGTAGATTTCGTAGTAAACCGAGATAAACGTACAGTTGTCGCATTGATCCGCTACATCGGTGAAAATGACGTATGGGCGAAAGGTATCGCGAAAGCAGCGCCAGGCGACGTATTCAATTCGCATATTGGACGAGCTATTGCGTTAAGACGTGCGTTAGGACTCGCCGTGCCGACCGAATATACGAACGCGCCGCAGCCGACGGAGCCGCGTGTGGGTGACGTTGTGGTGAATCGGAATACTCCGCAATATCAAACGGTCGTTACCGGATTTTACGATAACGGTGATGTCCGCGTAGATATATACACCGACGACGACGACGATGACGTTGTGGGGTACGAACGTGAGGCGGTAGTAATCATCGACGACAGCCGAGAGGGAAGCGAGGTGTCCGCGTAATGAAACCGATTGCCATTACCGGTAAATTCCGCAGCGGTAAAGACGTAATAGCCGCGCACCTCGTCGAACGTTACCGATACACGCGCTTTGCGTTTGGTGACGAGTTGAAGCGTTATGCGAACGAATTGTTTCCGCAAGAGTTCGCAGATGGGCGTAAGCCTCGCGGACTCCTACAGTGGCTAGGCGAGACAATGCGACATCGAGATCCCGACATATGGGTACGGAAGTGCTTCGATAACATTTCGTGGTCGTATAAAATCGCGGAGAATAACGGAGGATCAATCGTCGGCACGCCCGTCGTCATTTCCGACCTCCGCCAGCCTAACGAATATAACCGTTGCCGCGCGGAAGGCTACGTTATTATCCGCGTAACTCGTCCGGACAGCGACCGGCTGGCATCGGCTAACGCGACGGACAATTTCGATGGCGCCGCGGTCAATCACGAAACGGAATCGTACGTGGATCAGTTTACGGTAGATTACGAAATCATTAACGACGGAACGGTTGGCGACTTATTACGCAGCGTTGACGATATTATGACGAAGATAAACGGAGGGTGATAAATGCTTATTGAATTTGAAGAGTACCGTAATCTATCACCGGAAAATAGTCGTGTCAGTAAGCCGCAGATAACGAATCACGAAACGTATAACCGAACCGCTGACTTGACGTCGAAAATCGAATACAGCAACGCGGTTATTTACGAAGCATTGTACTTGGTTCGCGATCGTTATGGAGATGACGCGAAGGTCGTCGTATCGTGTTCGTTCGGAATCGATTCTATTGTAACGCTACACCTCGTACAAGCAGCGTGCAAGGTACTCGGAATGACGTTCGACGTTGTTTGGAATAACACGTTAAACGAATATCCGCAGACTCGTAAGTTTGCCGCCGAATTAACAGAATCGTGGGGCTTACGTTTGATCGAGGCGCGGCCGGAAACGACGATCCGTAAAATCTACGAGAATAACGGAGTCGATACGCTATTCAAACGGAAAGGCGACCGCTCAGGCAAAACGCCAGTCGTCGAGAAATGCTGCGGATCATTAAAGCATAAGCCGATGAAAGCCGCGATAAAAGAACACGGATGGCACTTAATGTTTAACGGAGTTCGTGCAGGCGAGAGTCGTCAACGTTGGATGGCCGGCCGACGAGACGGGGATTTCTACTACTCTAAAACGGAGTGGAAAACGTTAGTATGCCGTCCGATCATGTGGTGGTCGTCGGCAAGCGATTCGTTTAACTACGGTAATAATCGGCAGGAGGATATATGGGAGTACGTGCGGCAACACGGTATTCCGTATAATCCGATTTACGACTTGAACGCTGTACTGGACGACCGCTTTACGGAGCCTAACGTAATTGTACCGCGTGAACGTGCGGAGCAGTTAATTGCCGACGGTTATAACGTATTTATGCCGCGAACAGGCTGTCAGGCGTGTCCAATACCGATTAAACGCGGATACCTACGTTATTTACGCGAAGTGTTCCCGCGTGTATATCGTTCGATGCTATTCCAGCTCGGATTTGCTCGCGTGCTTATTGCGGAAATGGACGAGGGTGTCCGAGAGGCGTTGTTCGACGAAATGAGTGCGTTCGGGATTATCGACGAGAAAACGGAAGCGGCCGTATTGGATCGGCTAGAGGATATTATCGAAATGAAACCGTGCGTGTTCGATGGTGTAGGCGTAATAAAACGGAAAAAGACTAACGAAATAGGCAATCGTTAGTCTGCGTCCTCCGTTTCCTCCGCAATAAACACGAGCCAGCCGTCCTGTTTGCCGGCGAAATTGTACCGACGAAACTCCGGAGTCAGCCGCGTATTGTTGAAGAATTTGCCGGCCGGAATGTAACCACGCTTATCGATGCGCCCGTCCTCCGGATCGTCCTCGATTTCCGGCATTCGTATCGCAATCGCCGCGGCCGCCCGGTCATATCCGATCGTGACGCGGCTGCTGGGCTTCAATCCGTACTCGCCGAGTATATCCGCCGATAGTCGGATGCGCTTCTGCTTGTCCGTCGTCAGATAAAAGTAAGCGAGCGGTATTCTTTCGATATTAAATCGTTTCTCCATATATTTATCAGCTCCATTAACGATAGTTTAACGGAAAAATAACGATAGTACAAGGAGGCGGTATTATGTATTCAGACGATCCACGTTTCTTAATTGACGACCAAGGGCGCACGTCTAAGATACTACAAAAACTATACGTATCTCCTACTTTACGTAGGGAAATGCACGGTAATGAGCCACGGGTGGTCGAACCTATTGATTTTGACGCTTCGAAGTTACCTTCATTTACGAAAAAAGAGGAGGAATCTATTATAAAGACTCCATTCACTTATATCGAATTGTTTTCCGGAATTGGCGGATTCCGGCAGGCGCTAGATGCGTTGGGTGGACGCTGCGTATTCGCCAGTGAGATCGATAAATACGCGGAGCAATCGTACCGAGCGCTATACGACGGAGCGCCGGAGCTACACGGTGATATTACGAAGATAGATGCGGTTGACATTCCGGATCATGACGTATTGGTGGGTGGGTTCCCTTGCCAGGCGTTCTCGGTCGCCGGCCAACGTAAAGGATTCGAGGATACACGCGGAACGTTATTCTTCGAAATCGCACGCATCGCCGCCGAAAAGAAGCCGCGCCTGCTGCTGTTAGAGAACGTTAAAGGCTTGTTATCACACGACGGCGGAAACACGTTCGAGGTGATGTGCCGTACACTTAACGAAATCGGCTACGCAATCGACTTCCGCGTACTTAATTCGAAGTATTTCGGAGTGCCGCAGAATCGCGAGCGTATCTTTATCGTAGCCGACCGCGATGCGCTGCATGAGCCGTGGAATATCGGTAAAGGTAACGACGTTGTAACGAAGGCGAAACGACGGGTAGCGGAGTTTGTACGATCGTTTAACTTCGATTGGCCGGTGGAGGGCGACGTTACTGTACGTTTGCGTGACGTGTTGGAGCCGGTGGTCGACGAGAAATATTACCTTTCCGAAGATAAAACGGCGAAGTTGTTGGCGCAACTCGGTGACAAGTCGTTGGTAGATACGTCGGACTGCGACATGCTCGGTATGGTCGATTTGAGAGGTAACGAATCGATAAGGCGCGTGTATTCGCCGACAGGCGTTGCGCCGACACTCACGACAATGGGCGGAGGTCATCGGGAGCCGAAAATTGCCGAGCCTGTTGTTCATTCAATCGGAAATACAAATCCGTCCGGAAACGGTATGAACGGAAATGTGTACGATTCGGAAGGATTATCACCTACTTTGACTACGAATAAAGGTGAGGGCACTAAGATACTTCTTAACGAAGTTCCTACGTGGATTCCGAAGCCTGATGATATTAACCGCACAGTTCGCAGCGGAGGTAAGTCGTCACTCACGGATAAACACAATTGGGATCACGTAGCAGTAGAAGTCCGCCCGGTACTAACGCCCGACCGCGAAGAAAAACGGCAAAACGGTCGCCGCTTCAAAGAAAACGAAGAGGAATCGTTCACACTTACGGCTGTGGCTATCGGCAAGTATCCACGCTACCGCATCCGCAAACTTACGCCACTCGAATGCTGGCGACTACAGGGCTTTCCGGACGCAGCGCACGAAACAGCGAGGCTCGCCGGCGTATCGGACTCACAACGTTATAAGCAGGCGGGTAACGCCGTAACGGTTAACGTAATCAGCGCAATAGGCAAGCGTTTGATTACGAGATTAGGATGTGGATATTGCGAATAGGCAGCGTAATATCTCGCACAGGAGGTGTATCGTGTGGAAGGCTTGTACATCCGTGCTTTCATCGATAAGAAAGCGGAAATAACACGCGACGAGGCTGACGCACTATTACGCTGGCTTCACGAATACCCAGACGTTTACAAGCGTGAGGAACGTATAGCGGTGACCGAGGCGTATATCGAACGTATTGACCGTAGAGAAGCCGCCGACGCCGCGTACGAAGCCGGCTGGATCGCGAAGGCAAACGAAATCGAGACGATTAAACGTTCATGGACGGATATGGGCGCTACTTGGACGGAAAAGCACGATTGCGGCGTCGGTAAAACAACGTGGACGTTCCCGGATGGTCGCGCGTGGAGTTGGTGGTCGTACGAAACGTTAGACGAGACGCTCGCTAGTATATGGGCGTTTAACGATAAATTAACGGAGGTATAACGAATGGGACACGTTAAAATCGACACGGAACGCTCATCGCGTTCATACACGGAAAGTTACGCACTATCGACGCCGGCGGGCGTTAAGAAGCTGCTGCGCGACCGGCATAAAATCGCAAGCAGACGATATAGCGGGGACGCGGCCGCGTCCGATATCCTGCTCGATTTGAACAGCGCGATTGATGCGGCAGGATTAACGGATAGGCAGGCGGAGGCGGTCGCGTACGTTTACGGACTGGATACGACGCAGGGGCAGGCGGCACGGATACTTGGCGTAAGTCGCGAGGCCGTCAAGGATTTGCTATTCCAGGCGACAAAGCGGATTGCGGCGGTATACAGGCGCTGGAATTACGATGAGGTTGCGGTGACGTACGAAGAGGCGGTGGCGAATGGATAAAACGACATTTGAGCGCATAGTTAACGAAATTGAGTCGGCATTACGCGGAGTGACGTCCGATTGCATTCGTTACAATGACTACTATTTCCGTATATATGATCGAGAGGCACGAACTGAGCTAATTCGCCGAATTACGGAAGATTATACTGCAACTAACGGTGAGCCTCCGGTTATATCTTTATTAGAACGCTTGGCTGATGCGTTATTGAGCGAAGACTTGACGGATCAGAGTCGTAGTAAAGTACGAACAATGAAGCACGCACACCTGTCACAGAGACAACTTAAAACGAGGACCTCACGTGAGGTTCCTCTTTCCACAATAAGTGGAGAAATTTCTACGATTGAATTAACACTAATCCGTTACGAAAGCGATGAGGAACGTCTAAAACGCCAAATCGAAACGGAGTACATGCACTATAAGTCGCTTAACGAGACGCAGCCGGTACTCGTCCGTAAAGCAAAGCCTGAAGAACTTGCGCGCATCGTTCCTACTCCGCTATACACACGCAGCCGACTCGATTACGAATGGTCCTACGATGTTCGCCGCCGTGACGGGTTTACGTGTCAGAAATGCGGTCGGAATCGCGGTAAGATGCACGCGCATCATATCGAATCATATCACGCTAATGTCGAGTTGCGTACGGACTTAAGCAACGGCGTTACTTTGTGTGATCGATGTCACTTCGAGTTCCACGATATTTACGGGCGCCGCTATAACACACGCGAGCAGTTTAACGAATGGATGCGAGGTGATTACTATGAACTATAGGCAACGCTTTGAGGCAGATGTGCAGGAATTTATATCCGAGGCGGTGGCGGATAGGGCGGAACGTATGCGACGTGCAGGCGAAATGATCGATTCATACGTAATCAAATACGGCGAGCGTCCGCCTAATCCTATAATTACGATGCTCAACGAGTATATGTTTTTAGAAGAATTTACAGACCGCCGCAAATCGAAAGGTAACGAAGAATATCCGATACTTAGCGAGCGCCAATTTGCGAGACGCTATGAGCAGGAGTACTCGTTTGACCTCGCTAATACTTACGACTTGACCGGTAAAAACCACGCTAAACCGATTAGACGGCCGCGTAGATCTGATGAACACCGTTTCGTAGAACGAGAGGCGCAGCGTAAGAACCGGAAAAGGAATGCAGCATACCGTAATGCAACGCGTCCAGGTGCGGTAATATCGTACAACGTTTACGATAACGGCGGCGAATTTACGGACGATTTCGTAACGGCCGCAGGAATGGCCGAACTATGGCGAAATAAACTCGGAAATATTTACGAAGTTACTACCGCGATTTAATTAAATATGGCTACGGAATTAGGCGCCTTTGCGGCGTCTTTTTGCGTTCAAAAATAACGAAATAAGGGGCGGATAGTTTGCGATTAAGGGATACGCAAGGCGTTACGGCAGAGCACGTTTATTTTACGGGGACGGGCACGGCGTACGATCCGGAAACCGGCGAGGCGTTGGTGTACGGTCCGGCGTCAACGCATAAAGTCGTTAGTATTAAGCGGTCGGAGGCGTTTAAGGATCGCGGCGAGTTTAAGGGGCGACAGCGTGATTTTACGTTCTCCGTAATGGACGTACTGCACGAGGTTACTAACGCGCTAACTACGGCGCAATGCGGATACCTGCTGCTATTACAATGTTACGTTAATTACGGAGACGGGCGCCTATTAAACGCCGATAAGACGGTAATGTCTACGTCAGACATGCGGAACATACTAAACGTCAGCCGCTCGACCTTTCACGATTTCCTAACGCGCGCGACCGAACATAACTTTATATTAGCGCACGGCGACGGATCATACTCGATTAACGAACGGTATCATTTCCGAGGTAGCGCGCCGGCCGGAGAATCTATCGTAAAATCGTATACAGCGAAAGTCCGCCGGATATATGGGCGCGTGAAGCCGGCTGACCTCGGATTAATCTATCGTATGCTGCCGCTTGTTCACTATGCGACGAATACGTTGTGTTCGAACCCTAACGAAAGTGTTCCGGAAATGGTACACGCGCTTAATCGTAAGGAGCTGGCGGAGTTGATCGGCGTAAGCGTAGGCGAAATTAGCCGCCGGCTGCCGAAATTAACGGTCGATGGCGAGTATGTTATCGCTAAGGTTACGGTGGGCGGCGTGGAATCGTATATGTTCAATCCGTGGGTATTTTACCGTAAAACGACGCAGCCGGACGATACGTTGCGTAGACTATTCAGCGTCAAGGCGGTGATTTAATGATGCTGACCTATAGATGCTGTAAATGTAAACAGTTAAAAGAGAGTGTATATTTTAGTAAGGATAGATCTCAGCCAAGCGGATTAGCGAAGAGGTGTAAGCAATGTGATAGCGACGTTCGCCGTGAGTACAGAACGAAGCATAGAGACGAAGAAAGGAGTAGGAACCGGAAATATTACCACGATAACAAAACGAAATTAATGGAACAACAGCGTGTACGTAGGAGGGAAAACAAAGCGGTATATAATCGATACAAACAAAATAGAAGGGCACGCCAACGACGTCTCCCTAATACATTAACCGCACAACAAGTGGAGGAAATACTAAAGGTATTCGGAAATAGGTGTGCATTATCCGGCGACATAGACATCGAATTAGATCATTTTATCGCTATATCTACAGGGAAGGGCGGAACTACTAGGAAAAATATAATACCGCTATCTCGAAAGTTAAACGCTAGTAAGGGGAATAAACATCCTCTTCAATGGTTCGATGAAAATAAGGAAAGGTTTGGTCTATCTGAAGATAGAATGCAGGCAATCATATATTATTTAGCAAACCTAAACAATAAAACTACGGAAGAGTACGTTGAATACGTAAATAGATGCTACGCGGTTTGACGTACCTGTGCGCTCACTCGGACAAATCGCCAAAAAGTGTGCGCTAATCCGAACACCTAAAATCGCCGAAACTCCACGTGGCTCTAAGCGAGTCGGCGATTTGGGTGCGAAATTATATCTTATCTTCACTGGTGGAAGTCTACGTACTATTTACGAAAAGTTATCGTAATATACTACCAATACTACGATTAATAAGGCTACTAAATTGCGGAGGTATTCGAAAATTTACGAAGGTAATACGGAATAAATCTCCGCATATAAAACATATCAGATAACCTATACTTCGTATATCTTATCTGAACGATTATTAAAGAATAAATAATATAGTCCGGTCTAGGCGAAAGCCTGGGCCGGTATTTGTTTATAAAGAAGTCGTAAGACTTCCCGACCATTCCCGTTCAGTCATATTGACTGTTCGTGAATAAACGTTATACGCCTCGCAGATATAACGAATGCCTAACGTTATATCCTTCGCATAAGCCGATCCGTATCCACCAACGTAACCTATCGATACTATTCGTTGCTATTATATGTAGCGTTATATTAGCGGTAGTTTACGTTAGGTTACGGAGATAAGGGAAACGGTAGGGATTCGTAGAGGGAACGTATAGAGGCGAGTACGTCCGTATGGTTAACGGTTAAGCTTCGTTAATACACGTGCTGGACGGCGCTGACCGGAAGCCCTTCGGAAACTCACGGGGTCGGACGGATACTAACGCCTAATTCCGCCTATTTCGTTTGCACTATTACGCATATTTACGTTGGATCGGCGATTTACGGATGTTGACGTATGTGTGCGTGGGGGCTACGAATGGCGTAACGGTGCGGGTTCACGGGGATTCGGAGGGTCGGCGGAGATATGAACAAAAGAAGACTTTTATACATATCTACTGTATTAATACGCTAACACACTGGCAGCCCCCAACCACCTAGCCAAAGCGGGTTCGGTAGCTGTTCGGAATTTGCGCACAAAAATTTAATCTCAGGGAGGTCGTTTATCATACGTACATGTACGGAATGTAACCGAAGTCAGCCGGAAGTTAAATTTTCGAAGCAGCATCGGAAATGTAACGGCTGTAGAGCGGCTCGTAGCGCAGAATATAGACGCGAATATCAACGTAAACAACGCGCAGAGAATACCGATACTATCCGTGAATATGGACGGAAGAAAACGCGGGAGTATCGCGCACGCCACCCGCACCGAACATTCCTATCAACGTCGAAGTATCACGCTAGGCTTGCGGACGTATTCTCGGACTTAACAGAGGATCAAGCGCTAGAATTATACGAATTGCCGGAAGTCTGCTCATACTGCGGCCGTACAGATACGGAAGCAGCCGAAAAGAAGGCGTTTTGCATCGATCACATTATACCGATGGTTCAAGGCGGACCAAACAGCCGCTGGAACCTTACGAAATGCTGTAACGGATGCAACTCGTCTAAGCAATCGTCATCGCTCCGTGACTTCTACGAACGTACACCGGAATTTACGCCGGACCGCTTTAACGAAGTCGTTCGTACAATGTCGGAGTTATCTGGCTACTCGTCCGAATATATCAACGAATTACTAACGCAATCATACGCATTCGAACAGGCGCACCATCGCGAACGGGAGCGCCTTTTATATTTACTCGGTAAGCATACGTCTGTAGCCGTGTAATTTACGGCATTTTAGACGTTTGAACACCGAAAGGGTACAAATACATTACCACGAAGGAGGAACGCTAATATGACGCCAAAACAACGCGCAAAACTAGAAGCGCGATTAGACGGTCGGCAACGGCTCGCGGCACTTGCTTGCGTCGAGCGCGAATTTAGTCCGGAAGATGAACGTAAAGGATTCGAACAGATTGCGGAGGAAGCCGGCGTAAGTCGTAACACACTGTACGAATGGCGGACGCAGAATCGTGCATTTATCGAATATATGAACGCTATATCTGACGATTACTTATCAGGCAAACGGGCGGTCGTATATAAACGTTTGATGCAGCTGATCGATACGTCGCAGCCATCGGTTAAGGCGATTGACCTGTTTATGAAGCGTGAGGGCTTGATTACGGCGAAAGTCGAGGTCGACACGTCATCATCCGGCAGCGGCACGAAGTCTAACGATGATTTAGCGGCTGAACTTGCGGAATTGGACGAGCTTTTAACCGATGACGGAGCTGATTCGTAATGTTCGTCGATAACCGCTGGCTTGACCGGACGGAGCGCGGTGAACGGTTAACGTTACTCCGTGACCGTGCTGCCAAGCTACGTAAACTAATCGAAGCGAAGCTCGCTACGGAATATCACGTCGAGCAATACCGGGAATCAGTCGCCGAGTTAAAACGGGTTATTCGTATACACCGCGCGGAAGAGGATGTCGCTTATTTTACGTACGAGTACCTTTCCGACGGTGGAAATGCGGATAACGAGGATAACATCGTACGACACGGCGAGGACGGTACGCCGCACGATCCGCTAGATCAGATAGCGCCAATACACCGCGAGTTCTTCGATTTATGTGATTACGTAGATCACGTAGAGAGGAACGCCCGTCTTGCGATAGCGGCCGCCCGTGGACACTCGAAATCCGGTATGTTCTCGAACGCATTTCCGCTGCATCAAATCGTATACCGCAAACGAAAGTATATACTCGAAATATCCGAAACCGATACGTTAAGTAAAAAGCTTATCGGATGGATTAATAAGCAATTGAAATATAACGCCAAGCTCCGCGAGGACTTCGGCGTTCTTTTGCATGAGCGGAATACACAGAACGAAAAGGACAACGAGGAAGCGTTTATCACTACGTCCGGCACGTTAGTCGAGGCGTCGTCGTCCGGTAAACAGCTCCGCGGTAAGCGGCACGGTTCGTATCGTCCCGATTTAGTTATCGTCGATGATCCGTCGTCAACGAACAACGAGGGAACGAAAGAGGCGCGCGAAAAGCTCGTACACTGGTTTAACTCCGTTGTCGTGCCGATAGGAACGAAGTCGACCGCGATTATACTCGTCGGTACGATGGTATCGGCGACGGGACTGCTTAATCACGTACTCAAACGTAAGGACTTCAAGTCCTCGTTTCACGGCGCGGTTATATCGGAGCCGAGCAATCCGGCGTTGTGGGAGCAGTATCTCGAAATTTACGGACGCGCCGAATCAATGGCGGAAGTGGACGAGTTTTACAACGCAAATAAAGAAGCGTTAGAAGAAGGCGTCGAACTTGCATGGCCGTGGCGGTGGACGTATCGGGCGTTAATGCACGAAAAGTTTAACATGGGCACGCGCGCATATAACTCGGAGTTTCGTAACTTGGCGTTTAGCGAGGACGAGCAGTTCTTCTTTCCGGAGAATTACGGTTATTATCGTTTCGAGTACGATGCCGGCCGCCGGTACGTTCGTTATAACGAGTTACGTATCCCGGTCGATGAGTTAACGATTAGTGGCGCGTGGGACATAGCGTTAGGTAAGAATGCGCGAAGCTGTTATAACGCCGTACTAACCGTTGGCCGCTACGAAAAGACCGGTCACATATTCGTATTAGACGAGTACGCATCGAAGGAGCCGGCGCACGTATACATCGACTTAATCGTCGAGAAAATGCGCGAATGGCGCCATCACATATTTAGCGTAGAGACGATAAACGCACAGCACGAATTTTACCGCCAGCTACAGGAAGCCGCACGGAAAGCCGGTATCACGCGGACGAAAATTAACGATGTAAAGTCGCATAAGTCGTCGAAAGAGGAACGTATCGAATCGTTAGAGCCGATGTGTCATAACAAAACGCTCGTATTTAACGAAGGACACCGGATGTTACTTGATCAGATGCAGCAATATCCTCACGGCGATTTTGTGGATTCCGTTGATGCCTTGCAACTTTCGGTTGAACACGTTGCGCGAGCGAAGAAAGTCGTACGCAATAAGCCGGCACTATTTTATAAGTAACGAAAGGAGGACGTTAATTTGACGAAGCTATTCCAGCCTGGCGCTCAATACCCGCCGGCATCCGAAATCGAACGACTCGCGAAGTATAAACGGTCACGCGCGATATTCGACGGCCGCCTATACGAAGTATACGAACGCGCATCGGATTTACTAAAAGATACGCCGGCCGCCGCACAACTCGCTAAGTTGTATATCGCAGTCAACCTAATGGACGTCATTATTACGAAGCCGGCCGATTTAATGGTCGGCGATCCGCCCACGTTCGAATCCGGCGAGCGCGACGACACGGCCGAACAGCAGGCGCTTAATCGTATCGTAGAGGAAAACGATATCTTACAACTCGTACACGAATCGGTCATAGGCGCCGGCATTCGAGGCGACGCGTGGTATAAGACGTATTATGCGCCGCGGCAAGATTACTCAGCGTTAGAATCCGCAGGCCTTCCGATACCGACCGACGTTGTGCCGGAGCCAATTATCGAAGCAGTCGACGCCAATTACGTATTTCCGGAGCTCGCTAAAGGTTCCCGTAAGAAATTCCGCGCAATTAACGTCGCCTATATCGAATGGGTCGACGAAGGTAAGGATGAAGTACCGTATCTGAACGTTGAACGTCACTTGCCGGGCTATATCGTATACGAACGTTACAAGGCGTACTCGACGGGCGTTGACAATTCGTTTGGCGTGCCGATACCAACGTTTATGATAGGTGATGCAGTACCGACGGGGCGCGACGAAGATATTGTAACAACAGGCGTTGACCGTCCGCTTATATTCCACGTGCCGTACAAATCGGTTGACGATGATTGGCGAGGCATCGGCGGTATTGAAAAGCTAGAATCCGTACTCGCGGCGATTAACGACCGCATCGTACAAATCGACTATATTCTGTGGAAGCACGCCGATCCTATCGCGTACGGTCCGGACGATATAGACGGTGGCGATGATGGCGGAAATGCCGTGCGTTGGGGCGGTAAATATATTCCGGTCGGCAAAGAGGACGTAACGCCCGGTTATATGACGTGGAGCGGCGAGCTTGACGCGGCATTTAAGGAATTGGACATGCTCCTATCGATAGTATTCGTTGAATCTGAAACGCCGCAGTGGCTGTTCGGTACGGTTATCGCAGGCTCCGATAAAGGTGGCACAGGCACGTCACACACGGACGGCGCGGCAATTAAAGCGCGGTTCATGCCGATACTTTCGAAGGTTAAACGTATCAGAACGCACTTCGACCGGGCGCTCCGCGACGCATTATGGACGGCGATGGTACTCGAAAATTACGCGAACGAAGATGTCGAGGGCTTTACGCCTTACGATCCGGTATATCCGAAGATTAACTGGCGCGACGGTATTCCTCGTAACGAGAAGGAAGAAGCGGAGATTTATCAGATTCGTACCGGTAACAAGCCGACGCTCGACGTTAAATCCGCTATTAAACGTATGGACGCTTACGACGATATGCAGGCGGACGAAATCGCGCAGCGGATTGAGGCGGAGGAAAAGGCGGCGGCATTCGTCGATAGTTCGGTATTTAACGGTGGCGGCGGTGATAATTAATGACCGAGCGCGATATCGAAACGTTAATCAAAGCATATAAAGACGCTGTTAAACGTATCCGTGCCGAACTACTATCGCTCGACTTAACGGATATGACGCGGGCCGTAACGGAAGCGGCTCTCCGCGAAGTCGCCGGCATCTTACGTGATCTTAACGAAGAATCCGCCGCATGGGTCGCGGAACATATACCGGAAGTCGCACGGCAGGCGGTCGCGGAAACAATCGTATCGGTCGGTGTGGCGTCTACGATAAAGGAAGCGCGCGAGATCATGACGTTTAGTCGTATGAATCAAACGCTAGTTAACGCAGTTATCGAGGATACGCAAGCGGATTTACTCGCTGTTACGCAGAATATCGACCGGCGAGTACGTTCGACCGTCCGTAAAGTTACCGCTGATTCAATGCGTGCGAATATGGCGGCGGGTATTAACGGTCGTAAAACGATAAGCCGCGACATATTACAGAATATGCGGGCGGAACTCGGCAAGGCGGTCGAAACCGGCATTATTGACGCAGCCGGCCGCCGATGGAAACCGGAAGTATACGTAGACATGGTCGTACGGACGAAAACGGCAGCGACGGCTCGTGACGTAAGAATAAACGAAGCAGTATCACGCGGCGTTTTATATGGGCGGATATCGACGCATGGCGCGACGGACGCTTGCCGCAAATACGAAGGTAAAATCGTAAAGCTAGTACCGGATGCGCCCGGTGACTATCCGTATATTGGCGAACTACCGCGTAACGAAATATTTCATCCGAACTGTAAACACGTAGTTTTACCGGTTAGAAATCCGGAGCCGAGGGCGTAGAAATAAATATAATTTCGGAGGTGAACTGTAGGGTGGGAATATCATTTCGCGAGGCCCTGCGACTTAATCTAACAAGCCCGGTAGCTAACGACGTAAAACTAGGATATATCATAAGGGAACTCCAAGAGAAGATTGAAGCGTTGGAGGAAAATCCCCCTGCCCAAGAGCCGCTATATTTAATTACAGGTGGCGAAGGCTATAGTAAAACAGGTACGTGGCAATCGTCATCCCTAAAGTCGTATAACGATTCGCCAACCGAGTACGCCAACGTTGGGGATAGCGTAGCTGTTTGGACAACTTACGCTCCTAGAAACGGGAACTACGATATATTTGTGTGGTATCCCGAATCAACGTCGAGTAACAAAACTGCAAATTACGATATTATAACGCCGCTTGGTACGTGGAAGGTAGTTATAGATCAAACGGTTAATGGCGGTAAGTGGTCTAGGCTCGCGACAATAAGGGGACAAAAAGGCGCTGGTATTACCGTTAGGTTAACGTCAAAGGCAGGCACCTCGACGAGAACAGGTGCTGTACAAATATCGTTTACAAGAAACGAAGCGGATGAGCCTTCTCCGACAGCACCGCAGGATACTACGAGCGTTTTAGTATTTGCTAACCAATCGGGATACGATCTTGATAAACCTAAGAGAGTAACAGTGACGAATGTTTCTGACGGCACAGCGTTTGCTGTAAAACGAGCAGACGACAACACGACAGTTTACACAGGGACTGTTACCGGACAAGTTGCTGATTTCACTTCGTACAATCCGGCAGGTGCAGCGACTACGCAATATTATGTAGAGTGTAACGCTGTAAAATCGGATAACTTTAAGATCAACAAATACCTAATGGCAAGAGTAAGTACCGTTCCAGCATTGAGATTTATGGTAGAATCGCGATCCGATACATGGAAGCCTGGATTAAATGGACTTGGTTGGAGGGATTCGCATCAGTTTTCGTTTGAGCTACCTTCTTTAGTATGGCAGTACATGGCTAATCCATCCGTATATGACCGTATGCCTCACGGAGTTACGCATCTATCAGACTCAAAATTTGCAGCGCTTCGAACACAAAATGAGCCCGACATTGTTTGGCTGATTAAGTTTGGTGCTATGGTTTATTATGATTTAGTTGTTAATAAAGGCAAGCAGTTACATGCACTAGTAAAAGCGCAGCTCGCCTATTTCTTATATCTCTACCCTCATATTAATCAATGGGTGGACGAAACGCTTTATACGCAAATTAGAGATATGACGGTTACGCAGTGGTCCGTTGCAGGAGTGAGTTCTGACCTCCAATGGTACGATGTCGGATCGTCTACAGACAACAACCTGTTAGCGACGCAAAGTGTAATCGGCGATATTAAGGGTTCACAACCGCCGGGCTACGCAATCTTACCGAATCTACTAATGTACGAGGTTGCCGTTCGTGACGGATTAGCTAACCCGCAGCAATACATGACAGCGGCGGTAAACAACGCTAAGTGGCTCGTAGATAACGTAGATTTAAGCAATCCGTCGTACACGAAAGGTCAGCGCATGTCCGAACACGTTACGCTTACCGCGCTTGCGTATATGCTTGAAAAGTATCCAGCGCAGGCACCATCCGGAACACAGGCGAAAATTGACGCTTGGGCCGCTAAGATGATTGCGCGTTCTAATAACTTATGGGATTTACGTAAGTATTCGGACACTGCTGCGGGCGATTCGTTGTCTCAATGGACAGTCGGCGAATCAACGAACGAGCCGGGCAACATCGCAGGCTTCCCGTCAGTAGCATTAGCCGCTAGGCGAGTAATCGGTAATAGCGCGTACAAATCGAGACTTATGGAACTTGCCGTATCGCATATCGACCACATGTTTGGACGTAACCCGTTCGGCAGACACTTCTCGCACGACGCGGCGACCGAAATAGAAGGCGTTAAACGTGGATGGGCCGTAGAGTATCCGGGCGTAGGCGCCGGCGATCTCGGTTCCGTACCGGCTGTTATCGATGGCTCACCGAAAGAATCAGCGTATCCATTTGCGCCGACCGCCGATCCGGGCTACGTCGAAGGTTGGGTGGCGCATAATACCGCATGGAATATGTCACTTGCGTATTCGGCGGCTGACGACGTAGAAGTTAAAGTATACGATTCGTCCTTTACGTCCGAAGTGATGACCGTTAACTCCGGCGACACAATCGGTATTCAACTTAAAGCGCCGTTAAATCTCGATCCAAGCGCCGTAGAGATGGGCGTAGTTAAAGTAACGTTAAGCAGCGGCACTGTCGTTGACGTGACGGTTACGGAAGTAACTGCGGACGATTTTTACTTCCGTGGGACATACGTAGTCCCTGCGAATACTACTTACGTTAATGTATCGTATGGTTACGGATTGTTTAAGAAAGAAACACGCGTAAGTATCGGTGGGGAACCGCCGCAACAAGATACAGAACCGCCAAGCGTGCCAACTAACTTAACGAGCGGAACGCCTACGACAGATTCCGTACCGCTTTCGTGGACAGCATCGACAGATAACGTAGGAGTAACCGGATATCGTATAGAAGGCGGAGCGAGCACGGTAGACATCGGAAATGTGACGAGCTATACATTAACGGGCCTATCGCCATCGACAACGTACGCGTTTACGGTAAAAGCAAAGGATTCGGCGGGCAACGTTTCTAGCGCATCTAATGCCGTTACGATCACAACTGCCGCAGAGGTTGAACCGACGCAAGTTGCTTACGATACATTTACGAGAGATAACGGACCGCTCGGAGTATCAGAATCCGGTCAAACGTGGGACGTTACCGCATCTAGTCAAGGTAGCGCATGGACGGTCGTAGACGGAAAAGCGGCTTATACGGCGACTAACTTAGGGCTGGCGTTAATCGATGTAGGAACGCCTAACGCAAAAGTTTCCGCTAAGATCACATATCGCGCAACGGATGGATTAGCTGGCCGCGTAAAAGACTTTAGCAATCACTATATTGTACGTATAAGCAGTGCAGGCTTCGGAATGTTTAGGATTGTGAGCGGAGCATCTACGTCAATCGGTAATTACGCGTTTACACCGACGGCTGGGCGAGAGTATCAAGTCGCTATGGAGTTTGACGGTACAACGATAAAAGGCTACTTAGACGGCGAGCTTAAAATCACAGCGCTAAACGAAACAGCCTACGCTACAGAGACAAAATTCGGATTGCGAGCTTCAAATTCCGTTAACGGTCGTTACGATGATTTTGTAATCGAAGCTTAACGGCTGACCACACGTACACGTCAATAAACTGTTTACGGATGTATTATTATAGCCGACGGGCTTTAACCGGTGGAGGTAACGATATTATGACGCAAATCGAACGAAATAAATACGTATTACCGCTAAACTTACAGACGTTTTCTGAACCGGAGGAACCGGGCGATCCAGTAGAACCGGAACCAAAGCCGGAGCCGAAAGTCGTAACGATGACGCAGGACGAACTAAACGACATGATTGCGAAACGTCTCGCTCGTGAAACGAAGAAATTCAGCGATTACGACGATCTTAAAACGAAGCTTTCCGACTATGAAAAAGCGGAAGCAGAGCGTAAGCAGGCGCAAATGTCCGAACAGGAACGTATCCAGGCGGAGCTAGAAGCGGCGAAGCAGAGGGCGGAAGAGGCGGAGAAGGCACGCGAGCAAGCGTTAAGCGCCGCGAACCAACGCGCAATTAAAGCGGAATTTAAGCTTGCGGCGGCAGGCGTTAATATCCGAGGCGACGCGCTAGACGATGCGTTTTTGCTCGTAGATAAGGCGGGTATTTCCGTAGACAATGACGGTAACGTTGTAGGTGTGAAAGAGGCGTTGGACGCGCTGATTTCGAAAAAGCCGTATCTACTTGACGTTAAGCAGCCGCAGTCTCCGAAAGTTATCGGGGAGCCGAACAATCCGAAAGAGGAAGAACGTAGATCACTACAGGCGCAATTAGAGGACGCAAAGAAGCGTAAGGACTTCGGCAAGGTCGTCGAAATCTCTAACAAATTAATCAACTTTAAGTAAAAAGTCAAGCGACATTAACGCTTGACTTTTTTATTTATAAAAACAATTCTAGGGGGAATTTATCAATGACAGCACTAACTTATGATTTTAAGGACCAAGTACGCCAATTAGAAGCAGGTATTTCGTTAATTATCGAGGATCAGCCGACGCTGCTTGGCCTAATTGGTATCGACGGTAATTCACTTACTCAAACGAAGTACGAATGGATGAGTGATAACCTTAACTCCAACCGCGCTAACGTAAAAACTGCGCTAACTAACAGTGCAACTTCGCTAGTAGTTAACGACGGTGACGGTGAAAAATTCCGCGTTAATGCTATCGCGGTAATCGGCGAAGAGTATATCAAAATCACCGCTATTTCCGGCGACACACTAACGATTGAACGTGGTTTCGACGGTACGACAGCGGCGGCGGCTTCTGCGGGTGCTGAAATTCGTATCGTTGCACGTCCGCAACTACAAGGCGCGGGTATCGGGTCAGACGAGAGTCACGACCGTTACACAGATTTTAACTACACGCAAATCATCGAGCGTTATGCGGCTGTTTCCGGTACTCAAATGGCGGTTAACACTTACAACGTGACTAACGAGCTTGACTACCAAGTACAGCTACGTTTGAAAGAAACTGCGCGCGAGCTTAACGACTGGCTGATCTACGGTCGTCGTATTCAAGGCGGTAAAAATACGCCAGGAATGACGGGCGGTCTACTTTACTTCGCGGAAAAAGGCGGTTCCTTCAAAAAGAACATGTCTGGCGGAGAAGTCGACGCAAAAGCGCTAAACGACGCATTGGAGGAAATCCTTAAACGTGGTGGTTCCGCTAATACGATCCTTACGAATACTGCGGGCGCTCGTCAAATCTCGAAATTGGCAGGCGATACAATTCGTACTGAACGTACCGACAGCGCAACTGGTCACCGTATTCAAACGTTCGTGTCCGATATCGTAGGCGGCAGCGTAGCTACTATCGTTGTTGATCCGAACTTCCCGAAAAATAAAATCGCGCTATTTGACCGCGATATCCTTAAAATCAATCCGCTTGCTGGACGTGCTCTATACGACGTTGACGCTTCTGTTCCGGGCGCTGACTACGTGGCTCGTCAAATCCGCGGTGAGTACGGCGTAACAGTTAAAAACGCGAAAGAGAAAATCGCTATTATCGAAAATATCTCTAATAGCGTGTCTTAATAAGTGGGAGCTTCGGCTCCCTTTTACATTAAATTAGCGGAAGGGTGACGCAGATTGGCAATCTCAGAAAAAGAAGCAGAACGTCTTAACCTAACATCGCCGGCAGCTAACGATATTAAGCTAGGCGACATTATTAAGGAACTACAGGAGAAAGTGGAGGCCTTAGAAGCAGGAGGTAGTGGTGCTTAATGGCAAAGTATAAAGCGTCTCCGCATTACGACGTAACGTTCGATAAACGAACGGTTTCTTTCGACATTAACGGAGAATACGAGACACTCGATAAAGACGAAATCGCGGCGTTAGATAAGTTAGTCCCTACGTGGATTAAACGAATTGACGAACCGGAACCGGAAGTATCCGAAGAAAAACCGGAGGTAAAGGAACCGAAACCGGCAGCCAAAGCCGCTAGTAAGCCGAAAGCCTCCGCAAAATAACGGGAGGCGATAAAATGGCGGTAAATATAACGGATGCAGACGAGTATATCGCGCTTAACTGTATTGATAACGAGGACTGGTCTGAAAGTGACGAAGCGAAAAAATTACGAATAATTAACGTCGCTAATCGTAAGCTCACGACCAAGTACGCTCGATATACGATACCGGACGAGGCGGTATATGAGTACGCAAACGAATTAGCAATCGCGTTTAACGATACGAATCGACTACAGCAGCACGGCGTCGCCAGCTTCGGATTAAACGGCGTGGCGAATTTTACGTTTAAGGATTGGGCGAAGTCCGGTCTTGACGCGTGGATATCCGATACGGTGCTCGATTTAATTTCGGCGGCAAACGGCGGGGCTACGCTTAGTCGGCGCGCGGTGAAATGGACGGTGTTGTAATATGGCGTGGATACCGTTAAGACAGACCGTCACTGTTTACCCGCCGGCCGACGAGGTTTACGATCCGTGGAATCCCGCACCGCCGCCCGAATCGTTTACGCTCCGCTGCCGCTATCAAGAGAACGTCGAAACCGTCCGTAACCAACACGGAGCCGAAGTCGTATCCTCTGCGCAAATATTCCTCGATAAATACGCGCCAGTAACCGCAAGCCACGAGTTTGAGTACGTAGACGAAAGCGGAACAACAACTCGATATAAGCCGCACAATGTCGCGCGCAAACGATGGTTAAACGGTAAGGCGATTTTAACGGTGGTGTACGTATGAGCAGGAACAGCAGAATCGACTTCGATTATAGCGAAGTAATGGCGGGACTAGAACGTAAGCTCTCGCAGATAGAAGCGGCCGCAAAGCGCGAAATGGGCGACTGCATGGACGATTTGTTAGCGGAGAGTACGAATATAGCACCGCTAGATAAAGGAACGCTGCGCGGATCGGCGCGGGCGGAAGTCGACTCGGACGGTAAATCCGTATCCGGAGCGGTTTACTATAACGCGGTCGAGAGCGGAGCTGGCGGGCGGTTTAATTATGCGCTAAAAGTACACGAAATGGGCGAGTATAAGAATCCGACAACGCCGGGCACGCGACCGAAGTTCCTCTCCGAGCCGATGAAAAAGAACGCCGAAACGTACCGACAGCGGATTGCTAACGCGATAGGCAAGGCGGTGAGAAACGATTGATATCGATTAATGACGTAAGGACGGCGGTTAATTCGGTGGTTCCGTATACGTGGTACGCGAACGAATACGTAAGGGATGCGGTGGACGATTCCGGATATGTCCGACTACATGGTAGTTTCGCGCCAGACGTATGGACGGACAAGCGGAAGCCGACGTTACAAATCGTATTACGAGCGAAGTCAGCGCCGACCGCTGAAACGAAAGCGTGGGCGGTATATAATGCGTTCCACAAGCGGACGAGTTTCGCTATTGGTACGCAGAAAATATCGTCGTCATTTGCGGAGCAGTCGGCGCCACTTTATCTCGGTCAAGACGAGAGCGGGCGCTTTCTATATAGTGTTAATTTCGTATTGACGCTTATTGCGGGACAAACAAAATAATATAAACGCGAACAACCGTTAAGTCACTGACTTGGCGGCTTCTTTGCGTTCAAGGGGGATTTATTAATGGCAGTAAATGCTGAGACAATTAAGCTCGGTCCTTGTAAAGTAACGTTTGACGTAGGCGGTACGAAGCCTATCGTATTCGAACAGACGCAAGGCGGCGTCGTTCTAACTTACGAAGAAACTACGCGAGACATCAACGTCGATCAGCTCGGCACATCGCCAGCGGACGTAATCATCACCGGTCGTACAGCGACTATTGCCGTTCCAGTCGTAGAAAACGATTTAGAGAAGCTTGCGGCAGTCATTCCAGGAGCGGTACTCGTAGTTGACGGAACAGACGCGACGAAAAAACGCGTAGACGTAAGCGCGGCGAAAGTTGAGCGCCTATTCAAATACGCTAAGAAAGTCCAGTTAGAGCCGCTAGATTCCGGAGCATCAGCGGACGATATCGTAACGCTCCACAAAGCCGCAGCACAGACGAATCTTAACTATACGTACAGCTACGATAACGAGTTGATTACTAACGTAACATTCCGCGCATTTGAGGATGCGGAGAACGGACTTATTTCTTTCGGTGACCCAAGCGCAACAGCAACGCCATAGTAACGATAATTTAACGAAGGGGTAGCGGATTAAACCGTTACCTCCTTTTTATGGAGGCGAACGCAATCGTGTTATCACGTTTATTTAATAAATCGGCCGCATCGGACAATTCGGTATTCCTCGGCGATAAACTCGTCGAGATTCCGAAGCTGACTCCGGCAAAGTATAAATTGCTATTCGGACGTATCGAAGCACTTCCGCAGATTATTGCTCGTATCGTAGAGTCCCGCGGTAACGGCGACTTCATAACTACAGCGCTAATTGGCGTTGATATCGCACTCGACGAAATCGTTGAGGTTATCGCAGCACTAACGGACGTTGACGCCGAGTATATCCGCGAGAACGCCGGCATTGACGAAATCACAACGTTCGTAGCACGCACATTGGAGCGTAACGATTTGGCGACTACGCTAAAAAACTTCCGCGCCGTCCTATCCGCGGTCAATCCGAAGGCACCGGTACAGGGCGGCAATCACAACGATTAACGTTTGACGAATGGCTCGCACAGTCAGCCGTGCGGCTTGGCGTTAGTCAGCGAGCATTGGAAACGGAATATTACCTCGTTGATATACCGATGTTGCTGCAGTTCCGTACGCATGAAATCGCCGAGGAACGGCTGTATACGTTGCAAAGCTTAACAGTCGCACAGACGACGGATAAAGACGTATATGCGCGGTATGTAGACGAATTGAAATCGGGGCTATACGTAGGCAAGACCGACGCCCGACCGGAGCCGGAACGCTTGGATCGGAGCGCACTTAGTAGCCTACGAAATAAAATCGGAAGGAGGTAACGTATGAACGGAGCAACAGATGTCGGGTCGATACGGTCGGGCTTTATCGTTGATATTTCGGACGGTAAACGGAAGATGACCGAGATACGGACGGAGCTTGAATCGACGGCTAATACCGCTAAGAAATCGTCGTCTAGTATGCGCGAGGTTGGCGAAGCAATTAAAGACGCGGCGGCAAAGAAGCAGCAACTTGAACAGCTCGGCAAATCGCTCGACAACGTTAACGCACGGATTGAACATCAGAAAAAGGTATTGCGGACGTTACAGCAAGCATACGCGGTGACATTTGATGACAAAAAGAAAACGCAGCTCGAAGGTAAGATTCTAAGCGTCGAGGCATCGTTAAATAGGCTGACTTCAACGTCCGATAAGACCGCGCGTCAAATGTGGGAACTCGAAGATAGTATGCGTGAAGTTAGCGTCGAAACGGAAAAGACCGAACGAACCGTCGCAGGGCTAACGTCGGTACTTACGGCACTCGGCGCGGGCGCATCGGCGGCAGGCATCGCTAAAACGGTTATGACGTTAACGGACGAGGCGAATCAGCTCGGCAATGCGTTAACGGGCGTTAAACAGGTCGCGGGCGCACTCGGACATGACGTCGCACAAGTAACGCAAGTAACGGAACAGCTCGCAAGCCGCGGTATCCTATCGTTGACAGAAGCGGCGACGGCGGTTAAAACGGCGCTGGCTACCGGTTATGATATCGAGCAGACAATTAACCTCGTTAATACGTTGACGGACGCAGCCGCATATAACCGCGAAGCTCACCTCGATTGGGGCGAGGCGGTCGTAACGGCGATTCAAGGTATTAAATCCGGTAACTCGACGTTAACGGACGCGGCCGGCATTACGACGAACCTATCGGTTATGTACGACAAGTATGCGAAATCAATCGGTACATCGGCGGCAAACTTAACGGACGCGGGCAAAGCACAAGCGGCATATAACGGAATGATCGAAGAAGCCGCGATGTTTGCCGGTAATGCGGACGCGGCACTCGAAGGATATACGGGTACGAATAACTCGTTTAAGAAATCGGTTGAAATGGCGCGGGTTGAGCTGGGCGAGGCGTTTCTGCCGATCGTGCAGGATATAACGGAGGAAATCGTACCGTTGATCCAACGTTTCACCGATTGGGCGGCCGCTAATAAGGAAGTAGTAGCCGGAGCAACCGCGGCAGGACTTGCGTTGACAAGTTTAATAGCGGTGGTTACGACGGCTATTACCGTTGTAGGTGCGTTAAAAATAGCGGTTGACGCGTTGAAAATATCGATAGGGCCGGCCGGCTGGTTAATGATCGGAATAAGCGCAGTGACGACCGGTATTACGACTTATTCATTAGCGGCTAACGCGGCGACGGAATCTACGTGGAAATTTGCGGAGAGCCAAGACGAACTCAATCGCAAACTGAACGAATCGCCGTTAACTCGATCCGTAGAGGATTTACGTAAACTACAAGAGGATTATGAACGGTTAAATACGTTAGTCGAGCGTCAGAAGGAGCTGCAGGAGCAAACGGCGTCTATTCCGACATTCGCGGGGGCGCGCCAGGTTACGGATGAAATGCGGGCGATAACGGAAGAAAAAAGTAAGCTTATCCGTGAGCTGAACGAAGTTAACGATGCACTACGGGAGCTAGGCGTAACTTCTGCGGCTGATTCAGCGGCGGCGCTCGAACGGATGCGTAAACAGATTGAACAATCTACGCCAGCACTTCGTGAATTACGACTAGAGACGTTACGTCAGATTGCGGCACAGGAAGATGGCGTTAAACAGACCGAAACGCTCGCAGGAAGGTACGCGGAGCTTGCACGACAAGAGTCGCTAACAAAGGAACAGACCGGAGAATTAACGTCGGTTGTCGGACAGCTTACAGAAAAGTATCCGGAGCTACATACGGAGCTTGACGAGCAAGGACGACTACTTATCGTTAATGAATCGTTACTGCGCGGCATAATAGCGGCAGAGCAAGATACGGTAGAAGCGGCACTTGCGGCAGAGCGCGAAATCAAAGCGTCAAAGGTTCGTACAGCACAAGCGGCGGTCGCGGCGGCAGAAGCGCAGATTAAGGCATTACGAGCGGTTGCAGTATCGGAAAAGCCGGAGTGGATCGAAGGTAACGACTTATTCGGTGACCGAATGCGACAGGCGGCAGCACAAGCGGCTGACGATAAACAATCGGAGATTAATCGACAACTTAGCGATATTAGTGCGTTGCAGACCGAAATTAACGCGATTGATAACGGTACATGGCGTGAATTAGCTAGTAGTACGGGTTCGTCCGGTTCGAAAGATTTGTTTACGCCGGGCAAGGATAAGACAAAAAAGGAAAAGACGGCCAAGCAGAAAACGGCGGAGGAAATCGCAAACGACGCATATCGTGCCGCGCTAAAGCAATTGGAGATTCGTCGATTACTCGGTGATTTAACGGAGCAGCAGGAAGCGGACACACTCGCTCGCCTAGCGAATCAATATAAGAAATACGATGACATATGGATTGACGCGGAAAGTCGTCGTCAGCGTGTCGTTGAGCAGATGGAAAACGCACGTGCGAAAGCGGCTGAACAGGCGGCAAAGGACGCGGAGGCGAAGGCGCGCGCTGGATACGAAGCTTCGGCGGAATGGATCGAAATGCAGACGCGGAAGATGACGGAAGCAGGCCGGTCGGAAGAGGAAATTACGAAGATGCAGCTCGAAGCCTGGACTCGCGTACGGAACCGCTACGATAAGGACTCCGACTATTACAAGCGGGCCGACAAAGCGATGTATGAAGCACGTATGGCTCTACGTAAACAGGACGAGAAACTAGCGAAGGAAATCGCCGATAAGCAGAAGGAATACGTTAAGGACGCACTAAAGGCGATTGAAGCGCAGAAAAAAGCGGAACTATCGGCGCTCGACGAAAAGAAACGCGCGACGCAGAAGTATTACGATGATCTACTTCGTCAGATTGACGATGGCGAACGGGGCCGCGAGCGTGCTGAAATCGAAGCCGAGGCGGAAAAATATCGATATGCAACGTCTGAACGCGGGCAGAAGTATTACGCGGAGTTACTCGAACAGCTTCGTAAAATGGACGTCGAGGATACGAAACGGGCCCTCGAAGATGAACGAGACGCGAAGCTCGATGCGTTGGAGGAACAGAAAGAGGATATCGAATCGTGGTACGACGATATTAAAGAAGCGGCGGACAACTTTAACGGCGACATGATTCGTATGTACGAATTAACGGAGGATGCACGATTCAAAGCGTTCACGACTACGAATCAGAAGATCATCGCGGAAATGGCGAAGTTCCAATCGGACATGGCATCGCTACAATCGTCATCGCCAAGCGGAAACTCATCGGTAGTCGCGCAAATGTCGGCGAACGCGAAAGCGTGGCATACGGCGGACGCGGCAGGCAAGCAACGTTTAGCAGCCGAGAACCAAGTGTTAGGGCAGTCGATAGGCGCTTCGTATAACGGCGGTAAGTGGTCGGACAAGTCGGGCGTACCGTTATTCCATACGGGACGTGACGGTGCGACGGGGCAAACGTTTAGTCTATCCGACCGTTTGATGCCGGACGAACTTGCGGCAATATTACGTGATACCGAATACGTATTTACGCCAGGACAGCTTGATTCGTTGTTAGCGGCTAGATCCGGTGGTGGGACGGTCGTTAACGTTGAGAAAGTCGTCGGTCTTGAAATCGGTGAAGCAACGATGGAAGACGAAATCGATATGCGTGCGCTCGGACGTACCGGTAACGATTTAGTCGCGGATATGCTACGTAATCAATATATGAAAGGGGAGTAGGCGGACTTGACGGAACAGTCTTATGGCTTTACGTACAAAGGACGGCACTGTTCGGAGTTTGGCGCGCGCCTACTCCGCTATAACGTAGGAAGCCCACAGCTCCGCGAAAACGAAGATACGGTCGCGGGGCTTGACGGCGTTATCGATTATGGTACGGAACTCGGTAAACGGGAAATCGAAGTCGTATTCGATATTGATCCGGACGAGCGGAGTTTTAAGCGGCGGCAGTCGCAAATTTTATCGTGGCTTAAGCCCAAAGGGCCGGGCGAACTCGTATTTGACGACGTGCCCGACCGCTTTTTTAACGCCAAGCTAACGGGAAGTATGGCGGTTGAGCAAATCGGTAAATATGGCGAAATTCGCGTTACGTTTAAGGCGGCCGATCCATATTCGTATTCAACGACGGAATCAGACGACGTTATTCTCGACTCGGACGTTGTATTGGACGAAGAAATTACGCTCGATGCCGCGTGGTCATTTACGGTTAATAGTCCGCAGACTGTTACGGTGAATAATTGGGGCTACGAAGATATTCGTCCACGCATCGTAATAACTGGTAGTTGGACGACGATAAGTATAGCCGGACTTACGTATAATGCCGCGGCGGCCGGAAAGACACTCGTTATCGATGGCGAACGGGAAACGGCGCGAATAGACGGTGTATCCGTACTCGGAAACGTAACGGGCGATTTCGTAACGTTGGAGCCGGGTAATAACACGGTAACTATCGGAGGCGCGGCGCTTAACTGTACGGTGAGTTTCGAGTTTCGTGCGAAGTATCTATAACTTAGCGGATATAGATACTTGCCGTTTTAACGTGAATATAACGCAGACATAGCGAAGGGGGAACGGATAGATGGCGGAGATTAAGCAGTTAACCGGGGATATGACGTTACGCGTGATGTATCCGGAAGTAAATAAGAACATAACGAACGTGAATGCGGAAATCGTCGGACACAAAGCGTCGGAACAGGCGCACGCGGCCGATGCGATTACGTATAACGGGAACGTACCGGCAGCAAGCGTTAAAGAAGCGATTGATAAGACGGATTCGCGTATATCGGAGATTGTAGCGCAGGCTGGCGATAGTAACACGGAAATCGTAGATGCGCGAGGAGGCGCTCCGGTACTTGGCGAAAGACTTAACGGTCTTGATGAACAGTTGGCGGATACTAAGACTGAACTGGATGACGCTACAAGAAGCAGGGCAGTATCGAATGTGATAAAACGAATGATAAATGGTGACGCAGTTATTGTCGTCTGCTATGGCGATAGCATGACATTTGGATACACACCCGGCACAGGAGTAAAAACAGCTAATCCATACCCAGAGACATTGCAAAAGGTGTTACGCAAATATTACAACAACAATAATATTACTGTTTACAATGAGGGGGTATCTAGTATAACTAGTGCGGGTCTAGCTTCTGATAGTAATATATTGAATGTTACTAGGCACGCTCCTCATTTGACGATTGTAATGGCTGGAATAAACGATAACCTACAAGGTGTAGATGTCTCTCAATATAAGGAGAATCTAAGGTTAATCCTTACTAAGATTAACTCCGCATTCGTGTTGTTATCACCTACTCCTTACTACCGTACTAGTGGTGGTGGTGATTTAATAAATAGAAATCGGATATTGGAGTACGTAAAAGCAGCAGGTGAAATTGCACTACAGTTTAATGCTGATTTTGTAAATACATTTGATGCTGTTAATAAAGATATGCGCTTTTCAAATAAACGCTGGACTGATATTTTTGGTGACGACTTGCATTTTGTGGACTCATATTATCAACGATTCGCTAATATGGTTTTTGCAAAACGGTTGTGTAATGTAAACATCCTCATCGATAAAGATACAAACATCAATACTTACGACGCAGCTTGGCAATTTGCTGGAACATATAGTTATTACGCAATGTCTAATAACCCACAAGTGCGAAACGTAATATTAAAGCCAGGCGCAAAGGCTACTGTTAATATTTTCATAGATGCTCCTGGAGCTAAAGTGTATTTAAGATGCCCAACAGGAACAAACGTACCTGCTCCAGCAATTTCAACTAAAGTTACAGTGGATGATGCAATTAAAAACTGTGTACCACTTAATAGTGATTTCACAAGAAGGACAACAACAGCCACATCAGATATTTTTTGGGATGAGCGTTTTTATATTACCGAACTTCCATACGGGTTACACACATTGATTATAGAAAATAGCGGCTCATCTAACGATATATTCCTTTCCTCGTTAGAGGTAGAAATAGCAGATAATCAAAAATCAATTAGTAGTAAAGCGGCAGCAAGCACATCAAGTCGTAATAAGATTGTCGATAACAGTTTATATTCATTGGTGGCAGGCGCTTCTAGTGGTATTCATTACAGTTTTATCAACAATTATGGTGGTGCTAAAAGAGGAAGTAAAATTAAGATAACACTTAATCCGAGTGGTGATACTGCAGGAATATGCTTAGGTTCACATTACGTGGTTAATGACGAAACCTTGTTCAAGACTCCAAAATTCGCAATTTATACAACCAATGGAGTTTTAATGTGTACCCTCATTTCTACAGGCGGTTCAAGTGACAATCTTCCTTCACCTCGCTTCTTTCATGTTGCTAAGACAGGGAATGAAGTGTTTAATTTCAATACTGAAAATACCATACTGATAGAGTACACAAATAATGGCGTGTCTATATTTGTTAACGATCAGTTATCACTTACATTAACGTATGATGAGTTTCTAGTAGGTGATTTAGACGTTTGGATGTATGCGTACAATGCTAATTCGAAAGTAGAAGTGACAAAAGTTGAAATTATTAGTTAATAAAGAACCTCGAAGTTAGTGTACTTTCAGTCTGATTAAGCTTATAATTTTTGTTAAATATAGTTATAGGCGGTATTTGATATGATTAAGAGTATGACATATATAATTAAGAAGATGTTTGCCCATGAAAAGGAAGTAGTACCCGAAACGCATGAGGTTTGTTCGGAATGTAAAGGATCGGGTTTTGAAGATATGGTTTTTGATTGCCAACACTGCGAGGGAAGCGGTTATGTAAAAAAGCCATATTTAAAGTATATTGAAACCTTGCCGCCTTTGGATAATTAACTGCGATAAGCTAAACGAATTATGTAACATAGTTGGACCATACTGTTCACTAAACGAAGGAGGAACGCTCGTAATCGGGCGTTCTTTTTCGTCATTCCCAACGAAAGGAGGACGCATTATTGACGAAATCACTCGAATTACACACGGTCGTCGGCACTAACCGTCGCCACCGCTTACCGTTCGCCGCCGACGTAAGCGTCCGCGAAACGCTTAACGGTCAATACTACGTCACGTTCCGTTATCCGCGGCAGGCTGACGACCTCGACCGATACGAAGCGTTGGTCGAACGTAATCAAATCGTATTCCCGGACGGGCTTGCTGATAACGTGTCCGGTCAACGCTTCGTTATTAAGTCGGTATCCGAAGTCCGCTCCGGCAAACGAATATATAAGCAAGTCGAGGCGCACCACGTCGCGTTCGAGCTTAATCGTTATTATCTCGACGAATATATCGATTTCGAAGCCGCGCGGCCACCGGAATATCTGCTGACGAAACTCGGCAACGATACGCCATTTACGATGCAGCTTATCGGAAACTTTACGGCACAGGACGTATGGGAGTTCGGAGAGAAACGTAAGCACGCGCTGCTTAACGAAGTCCGATCGATGTATGACGGCGAATTGACGTACGATAACTATACGATAACACTAACGACGCGGGCCGGTTTTAACTACGGCGCATCCGTCCGTTACCGTAAGAATCTATCCGGTATTACTCGTAAGAGCCACGATATGGAACGGATCACGCGGCTATACGGCTACGGTAAGAACGGTCTGACTATCGAAGGGTACGCCGGTCACACAACGAAATATATCGATTCGCAGTATTACGACGCTAACCATCCGTACGAAGACTCCGTTACCTTTGCGGACATTGATACGCAAGCAGCGTTACTTGCCGCTATGCAGAAGTATTTGAAGGAGCGCGAGCTGCCGAAAGTAACCTACGATATAGACTTCGTACAACTCGAAAAGGTTGACGGAAACGATAGTTTGGACGCAATACGGGGCGTCGGCGATACAGTGACCGTCCGTGACGAAGAACTCGGATTCCATTTCGACGCACGCGTGGTCGATTACGAGCGATATCCGTTCGAGCCGAAGAAGGCAAGAGTAGTCCTTGCCAATTTCCGCGAGTTTAGCACGTCCGATTACGTATGGCAGGCGACGGTCGGCAGTCAGAAGGCGATTAAGTATACGAGTAAAAATGCGGTACTTAAAGGTGTTAAGTATGACGATTCCATAACGTTAGTCGACGGAATGGGTATGGCGGTATCGGACGACCTCGACCGTATCCGCGTTCGGCTCGGACAGGTGGAGGCCGGCGAATACGGATTAACGTTGTACAATAAAGCCGGCGCAAAAACGTTGTGGCTCGATGCGACGACCGGAGATGCGATGTTTAGCGGTAATATCGTAGCGTCGAACTTCCGGACGAATCCCGACGGATACCCATTCGTTGAGTTATCGTCGGACAATAACGTATTTAAGGCGGCGAAGTCGGCGACGGCATACATCGAAATCGAGGCGAATCCTACTTCGTATGCGGCTCCGATTATGAAGCATGTGGACGGCGGTTCCGTACACTATGCCGGATTGATGGGCGGCAGTTACTTTTCGTTGGTATCCGGTGGTAATTACGATATTGGTGCGCAGGATGGTACGTTGAGATTAAGCGGCAATACGGTAAACATATCCGGCACGCAAACAACTATCGATTCGAACGTTTATATTGCGGCTACTAACGACTTAGTACTAAACAGCACATCACGTCTATTTTTTGGTATTACGAGCCTATCTAGTATACTAAACGGAATTTATAGCAGGCTTTCTGCATTAGAATCTGCATAATATTTGAAACCTTTTCGTTTATAAATGGTACAATATAGAAAAGGGAGGCGATATTATGAAAAAGGTTCTATCGATATTATTAGTAGCTTCAATGCTAGGCGGTACGGCTGTATTCGCAAGTGGCTCGTCCCTAATCGGTCAAAAAGTACAGTCGGAGGTTGTTGTTAAGCTTGACGGTGAAACGTTAGGTAACGCCGTAATCGTTAATAAAACAACGTATGCACCTGTTCGTCTAATTGCGGAGGCGACCGGTTTAGAAGTTGGATACGTACCGGGGGAGGTTACGTTAGTGTCCGAAGCGGAAGTGGCTAAGACGCCCGATGAGCTAACGAAAGAAAAACGGCAATTAACGGCACGTGCCGAATTTCTTAATAGCGCTATTTCAGACGCGGAATATTCGTTAAAGAAATATCGTGCAGCACTCGTTCAAGTTGACGAGACAGTTGTTGATTTCTACGTAGACCTCATTACGCAGGGCGACCGTGAGTATGTTGCTTTTACGGAGGAACTTACGGAGGTTACCGAACGAATAGCGGAAATCGACGAATTACTTAAATAGAAACACACGGACTACGGCGCGCTGCTGTAGTCTTTTTTATTTTACGAAAGGTGGCGATTGTCACGGCACAAATACGTCATAAACTCGAAATACTCGTCAATATCGACGAACCTGTAGCGGAGATCAATAATGTGATTTCCGCTTTTTTGCGTCTACATCCCGGCCGCGATCACGAAATTTTGGCGGCACTTCAACGGAACATAGACGAAGCAATTACGAAAATTGAAGCGGAAGGTGGCGGCGACAAATGAGCGTAGAATCCGAAGTATTACAACGTATCACGCGTGTAGAAACGAAAGTCGACGGGATGGACTCGAAATTAGATAACGCTATCCGTGCGAACGAGACGGCGATTTTGGCGTTAGAGCAGGCGCGGCACGCAAACGATAGGCTAACGAAGATTGAAGATAATCAACGCTGGTTATGGCGGACGTTCGGCGGGGCGGTTATTGTCGCTATCGCAACGTTCATTATTGCTGGCGGATTAAAATAATATAACGGAGGGATTACGTATGAAAAAATGGACGAAAGCGGCGACAGTCCGCGCAATTAAGACGGCAGCACAAACGGCAATCGGGGCAATCGGAGCGACTACGGTATTTGGCGAAGTAGACTGGCGCATCGTCGGGGGTACGGTATTACTCGCTACGATTACGAGCTTCCTAACGAGTTTGGCGGGATTACCGGAGGTTAGTACGGAAGGTGACGAATAATGAGCTACGTATATCGTACCGATCACATACCTCGTAACGTGCCGCATAACCGACGTCCCGGAATAGCGCTCGCCGCTACGACTATTACGATTCACAACACCGGCAATCCATCGTCAACGGCACGTAACGAGCGTACATGGTTAACGAATCCAACGAACAGTCGGACGGCATCGTATCACATTGTCGTAGATGAACGCGAAGCAATCGAAGTCCTTCCGCTTAACGAGGTCGGATGGCACGCGGGCGACGGAAGTAAAGCAACGAGTGGGAACCGTACATCAATCGGAATTGAAATCTGCGAAAGCGGCAATTACGAAAAGACGCTAGATAACACGGTTAAACTCGTAGCGAAAATGCTATACGAGCGCGGTTGGGGAACGGATAGATTACGTAGACATTACGATTGGTCACGTAAAATATGTCCGAGGTTAATGTATGACGGCGGCAAGTGGGCGAGCTGGCATGTATTCGTAGATCGTGTAAACGCGGAATTAACGAAGTTGAAAGGGGTGGTGTCGAAAGTGAAGTACGATGAAGTAGCGGTAAAGGTTAATGGCGCGGACATTGGCGAGGTAGGATGGTTAACGGCCGGCGTGACGCGTGTGCCTGTGCGTAAGGTGGCGGAGGCGCTCGGCGCGACCGTGACGTATGACAGCAAAACGAAGACCGTAATTATAACGAAAGCGTAACGAAGGAAAGTCGAAGTAAGAACGAAAGTGTAGCGAAGTCGGCCCGTCGGGTTATCGGAGTAAATTCCGGTATCTCGGCGGGCCTTTTTTTTCTGCTTTAAACAGAAGCGCAATCGTGTGAAGTAATCTCCGATTCGTCACCGATAACTTTGCGTAAAAATTACCGTCAATTTACATCGGACAACAACTGCTTTATAATGATAAAATAACGTAACAGTTAAGAAGTTGTTGTTGCGAAATTTTACCGAAAAATGACGACGGAAAAACACCGTTCGGGTATCGTTGACCCTGCTAAAGTAACTCGTTCTGCTCTTCAAAACGCAGCATCTGTTGCAGCTATGTTCCTAACAACAGAAGCTGTAGTTGCTGACAAGCCAGAACCAAAAGCTCCTGCAATGCCTGACATGGGCGGCATGGGCGGTATGGGCGGCATGATGTAACGCTAATCCCGCGTGGTTACGCCATTCTAACGATCCGTCACCGCTAACTTTAGCGGAAAATTAACGGTCAATTTTCGATTAAAAACGGTATCTATTTCGGTCAAATTGTGAAGCTGTGGTTCTCGCAATTTAATCGTAAAGCAACAACCACTTCTTAACTAATCATTAAGGAGTGGTTTTTGTGTTGTTGAAATTCGCATATCAAGATTTCATCGAGGATCGCCAGCTAAAGAATACATCTAAGAAAAACCTAATCAACTATACTACAATGCTCGGTGAGTTTATCGATTATTGTACGAAAAATGGCGTAATGAAAATCGAGGATATATCAGCAGTTACGATTAAGAGTTATCTATTCGAATGCAAAGAGCGCGGTAACGGTGCGGCTACGCTAAATACGAAGATTCAACGTATACGGGCGTTTATGAATTATCTAGTGGAGTCCGAATTTCTCACGAAAAGTCCCGCCGCGGCCGTTAAGCTCGTTAAGACGGACACGAAGATAGACGTATTTACTGACGATCATATTCGGCAAATGCTCGCCTATTACCGTAGTCTACGGCGGAAGGAACACGCCTTTTACGCTTACCGTGATTATATGCTCATTATTTTCATGCTAGGTACGGGGGCGCGGCGTGGCGAGATATTGGTGCTGAAGTGGAGTGACGTCGATTTCGATAATGGTTCGGTGGCGCTATTCGGTAAGACGCGGAGGAGAGAGACGATTCCTATAACGGACAAGCTCGTTAAGGAGCTGCGCGCATATAAGATGTATCTGCATCAAACGTGGAAGGAACCGTCTGAGTACGTATTCACTAAACGCGATAATACGCAAATGACCGAAAACGCGCTGATGCTGATATTCACGAATCTGCGCAAGAAAATGGGGTTCGACGAGGTGCGGGTGTCGCCGCACACGTTTCGCCATACGTACTGTCACCGGTTAGCAATGTCCGGTATGTCTGCGTTCGCCATACAGAAGCTGATGCGACATCAGAATATATCCGTAACGATGCGGTACGTGGCGATGTGGGGAAATGAACTTCGCGAACAGAACGATAAGCATAATCCGTTAAACAATATCGATATCTAACGTAAACAAAACGAAAGCCAGTAAGGCGCTATGCCTCGCTGGCTTTTTCGTTATTCTCCGGTAATAATTCTCCGTCAACATTCCGATACATCCACGTTATCTCAAATTTCTCCGTACACTTTTCGCACGTTACCGCCGTCATTTCCTTTTCGATCCGCAGCGCTTTCCGTCCGCCACAGCTCGGACACGATTCGTATTTCGGCGTATTACCTAACGCCAGGATTACGATACCGGCAATTAGTGCGACGACACCGAGCGGCGGCACGGTCATAAACAGGAATATCGACGTACCTATCGATACAAGTCCGAGTCCGACCGATACGACACGTCCGATAACGCTTGGCCGCTCGACTTGTACTGCGCTAACCTTCGGTACGATATCGCGACCACAATGCTTACATACGATTGCTTCATCTTTTATTTCCTCCGCACAATACGGACATTTCATACGATCACCTCCGTTACCATTAATTATAATATACCGGCGGGCACACGTATAGTTGTACGTGGGATTTTTACGGTAAATTAGCGGCTTGCGCTGTCCGGTAGGGTATTCGTAAGGGTAGACGGGCAGGAAGCGTAAAATGCCGCGTATAACCGCTTAAAAATAAATTTACGATTACATGTCCCAATTTCGGAGAAACGTGTACTTACTATAGTGAGAGGACGGAAAGGAGGCGGTCGCATGTCGGACGAGCATCCGGACATATACGTAAAGTTCCATATCAGCGCGGTAAAGTCCGGACTCGTTGCGGACATGGGCGCGGAACTATTTCAGACGCTGGCCGTACTCGCATCGTTTATGGACGGCGGTGGGCGCTGCTTTCCGAGTCAGACGTTGATAGCGGAGAGGCTCGGGGTATCGCGTGAAACCGCTAACCGGAGGATTGCGAAGCTGCTACGTTATAGATGGTGGGGCGAGCCGATAGTCACAACGGAAAAACAGCGGACGGCTGCCGGATGGGAACGTACGATATATACAATACGGGAGGTGAGCGGATTTACCATTTATTAGGCGCATATGTGACGCTGACGACACAGGGGTATGTGATGTAGACGTCACAAGGGTATGTGACACGAACGTCACACTAACTAGAACCAATATAACTAGAACCATTAATAACTAAATAATATACCAACGCCTTATTCTACGAATAATTCGTTGGACGTAATTTATATCAAAACCTTATATCAAATAACATCATTACGAACTATATGAAATATAGGACGTAATGGCAAGGAACGTAAGTGACGCGCTAGTATATAAACGCTAATAAACGATAGTTTCCGTTCAATCAATATGATTGTTCGTAAACAAACGAAGGAGGTTCGTTATATGACGAAAGTTAAATTACCGCGGCTCGTTGCGGATAAACTCGATCAGCTCCGCAGCTTCGGTTATAGTACGGAAACAATATTCGCCTGCCGCGCAGATACCAGTCCAAATTACGCGATACTTCGTACGATTCCGTTTGATACATTCCTGCAGGCGGTCGTTAGCGGGTACGAACGAGAAGTAACGGAGGTCGAACGGCAGGCTGAAGCTATCGAGCGAATCAAAACGACATATCAGCGCAAAAGAACCGAAGCTAGAGATGCGCGCGATCTGTATGAGGCCGGTATATATTGGAGGTTTATTGACGGAATGAAATTCGTATTAAACGAGCTAGGTGTTGTTATTGACGGAGTTAACAATATTAAAACGGAGGTGTCCGCGAATGGATAGAACCGTCGTACTTAAATCGGAGCGAGTCGATGAGTTAACGAAATGGTACGAGGAAAACCACTGGGCTGACGATGATAGCGGATTTTCGTTCGGCATTGCAATGGGGATTCGCCACGCATTACATATACTCGGTATTCCTGTAAAGGGTATCGTAGATGAATCGGAGGTGTCCACGAATGAACACGAATAATATTACGATTCCCGCTCGCTTTATCGCAGTAACCGAAAATTACGGACTTGTACCGGAGGATACATGCTACGTATTATGGCGGTTGCAGTCCGTCGATCCACGTAAAGCGCCCGGATATAAAGGCGATATGTCCGACGCTGTTGTCCGGCAGGAGTGGCGCGATTAGAAACGCTATTACAACTTGACGCCGGGCGGCCTTCGCAATGCGCTACGTGATATATCCGTAAGGCAGGCGGCGGACGAGGCGGCGCAGACCGATATCGGGCGTTTTATTCGAAGTATTGACGAATATGTAACGAGATTAGAACGATTAATTCCGGAGGTGAGCGTTAATGAGTAACGTTGAAAAACCGAACGTTCGTGATTTCGAAGCTGATCGTAAAATTTGCGAGGCGGCGTCGGCGGGTCCGTGGGAAGCTATGCGTTGGGAGATCGGAGGCGCTGACGCATATAACGTGCAGTGTTGTGATAACGACGTGGCGACGGTTTGGCAAGGCGTGCGATATCCGTTCGGGCCGGAGATATCGGATTATACAGCGAAAGCAAACACACGTTTCATTGCCGAAGCCCGCACCGGATGGCCGGCGGCGTTGGATCGTATTGCGGAATTAGAGGCGGAGAATAGACGTCTGAAATCCGACTTACTAACGGCACACATTGACGAACGAACAGCGTATGTATCTGCGGAAACTTATTATAACGAGATTCAACGCTATAGGCAGGCGTTCGAACAGATAATCCGCTTAGAGACGTACAACTTTACGTCCGATCAGCGTGCGTTCGAAAGCGTTAAACAAATCGCGAAGGAGGCGTTAGCTTATGACCGAAACTAACGTATACGAATTATATGTCGACGGGCAATTGTACGGAAAAGGTCCGATAGACTACGTTCATACGCTAATCGACGATTATGTTGTTACGAGCAAAATGTACGGATACGGTGAAGCGGACTTTACCGTAAGGCGGGCGAGCAATGGGCGACTTAATAACGTTGTTTGCATACACGGATACAAAGGCGCGGACATCGAATTTTGCGACCAATGTGCTGCGGGCAAATCGGAGGTAGACGGTCTTCGCGAAGAACTGGCGGAAGAACGTACAATGCGGCATACATTAGAGGGCGAAGCATTGCGTGGATGGGCGTACGAACAGGCACTACGTGAGATAGACACTCATATTCGTAGTTGTGGCGAACCTACTCCGCATATTATTGACGTAATCAAACGTGTATTACCGGAATATCGAACAGACGGAAAGGAGGCGCTCGAGCATGGCGAAAGATAACGTAACTAGAATGCGCAAATACCTACGACAGAACGGCATTCCGTACGTGCCTCCGGAAGGACTCGAAGAATTAGCGGCAGTATTTTACGCAGCGTACGAAGATGAGCGTGAGAAAAACCGCGGACTACTCGCTGGATTAGACGAAATCAAACGTAAAGTAGAGCGAGGGCCGATGTTACGGGGAGGTATCGGATTATGACGAAGAAACCGAAAATTAACTCGGCAGATTGGCGGGCGCTGCCTATCGACCGTTGGAACGTCCGCTCATTTCACGCCTATTTCGCCGACATGAACCGCGAGCTGTACGGCATGGACTACGTACCAATGCGTAATTATTCGTTCGAACAAGGCGTAATCAAACGCGAATTAACGAAGTACGGTCCGGAGATTTTGCGCCAAGCTTTCGACGAATGTTTCCGCACGTACAAGCCGACCGCACAATATCCGATATTAACCGCCGGCTTTGCGGTCGCGTATCGTATCAATACGATTATACCGAGGTTATTGGCGGAACAGGCGGAGGCTGAGCGTAGGGAAAAGCGGATTGCGGAGGCCAATGCGCAGCCGTTGCCGGAGGTAGTTTGGTGATGGCGTGTGATTTCGTATAGGGTACGCATAACTATATACGAAGGAGGACGATATATGTACGGACTAATTCATTTAGAGGACGGATCAACCGAATATATTCCGAATGCTGAACGGTTCGAACGCTTAGTATACGAACGTCTCGGACGCGATGCGGCGGAAATCGTGGCGGAGTTAGTTCGTCAAGGCGACGAAACAACTCGTAAGCTCGATAACGATCTATTGGCGTACGAATCCGAGAACGAGGCGTTACTGTCTGCGGTAATGCAGGCGGATGATATGGCGGAAAGGCTACGTGATTACGTAATGCACGGCGGGTCGCGAACGCTAAGGCGTGACGTTGTAGCGAAGTTGGACGAGATTGTACGGACGTTAGAGGAGGTTATTTAACGTTAGCTCGGGGATTACTTTTGTTCCCGTTCACGTTCTCGTAGGAGGTACGGCATAATATCGAGGTAAGTGTCGGAAACCTCTACGAACTCTACTACGTCCTCAATACGGCAATCGAGATAATCGCAGATACGTGCGATCACTTCTAACGATACGAATCCGCCATTACTCATCTTGGCGAGCGTAGTACCGGAAATACCGGCTTCTTCACGCAAGTGTTTCCTTAACTTATCGCGTTTGATTAACGTTATTTCTAGCGGTTTGTAGGATGGTTTAATGCGCATAGTGGACGCTCCTTTCGTGATCATGGACTTATTATACGCTAATTCGGAAAAAATATTCAACGTAGGGGTTGACGGAAAATTGTACCGGTGATATTATAAGTCCATAAACACGTATATAAAGTTCATCATCACCGTAAATAAATCCACTCGCGGCATACACGGCAATTCCCCGCCAGCCGCCGATAATCCCCGATATAACCCTCCGCTAAAAATGACGTAAGCCGCGCGTGCCTCTCACGTGTAATTACGTATAGCTTAACGATCCCCCTAAACGTTGAGCAGCGCAGGGCTTTTCCGTTTTGTCGGAAGGCCTTACGTGTATATTACGAAAAGGAGGCGCTAATATATGAAACTCGGAAACTATACGTCAAATCCGCCGGCGCTGCTGCTCGAACTCGCGGCAATGGCGGAGCAGAACGGTAATGAACGGGCACGCCGCGTTTATATGGCGAACTATTTACGATTAACTGACGAAAGGAGACGATAATATGAACAGAACGGAAATCGAAGCGAAGTGGAGTACGCTGACGGCGCGCGAACGTGACGCTTGGGTAGCGGAGGTTATTTTCGGATATTACTGGGCGGACTTATTTCCGCATATGAAATCGGTAGAAAAAATACGTATGCTTACTGCCCCTATTGGGGATGCGATGCGAAACGTAGGAGGTCGCGTGGATTCATACGGTATACCAGAAAGTCTACCGAATTACACATCGGATATTTCGGCGGCGTGGGCGGTACTTGAATCGAGCCGAGCGTGGGGCGGAATGGGGATCGGATATTATACGCATGGTTACGACATTAGTACGTATACCGATTCAACACCGAATCAGAAACCGGTAAAGGTAACGAAGCCGACCGCACCAGAAGCGATATGTCTCGCAGTACTTATCGCGAAATTGACGGAGGTGTCGTAGTGGAATATCGGAAGCATACCGTTTATTTACCGGAAGGGACGTACGCCGTATCGCGCGGCGGGCAGATCATCGGATTCGTTACGGCTGCAGACGTTGCCGAGGCCGGAGTCGTTGCGGAGGAAGTGTACGGACAGTTTAACGGAATAAGTAGCGCGGTGTTATCGGTCGATGCGCGGCGATGTGCTGACGGTAGTACGAAGTAGATTCTAAAGGTTCACCACCATATCGTTGGAGTCAACGACATGGTTGATTCAAACTGTGAAGGAGGATTGAGTATGAATTGTTGTTCTAACGATGGATGCAAAAGACCAGTCATTGGTCAAGGGCAATGTATAGAGCATTACAAGAGTCCGACAGGTGCAACAACATGGATTGTAATCAATACTGTTTATTTTAACGATGGAAGTCATGAAATCTACGGATATAAGGTTAAAAACGAAGATGGCACGAAGCGAAAAATTATATCTTCAAAGACCGCAAACGCACTTACTCTTAAAGGCGAATTAAGAGTGTCAGACAGACAAGAGCTATCCTTTTGTTCTGTAGGTAGAGATTTTATCGAAGTTGATTAGTGAACAGTACGACCGCAAAAACGAAGTTGATTCATATTGTTCAATAAATTTAAGGAGGAAATTTTATGTCTGAAAAATCTGTAGTAGTAACTTATCAAACACAACAAACATATTGCCGTTGCTGTAATCAAAGTTTAGCACAAGAAAAAGTGAGCGCACCTATGCAAATAGCAATAACAAAAGAAACAGCTCTTTCTTGGAGTGAATGGAATGATATTGTTGATTATCCAGAAGATCTTGACGGTATCGTGTATGAATTTGTTCGTGAAACAATCTACTTCTATTCAGCAACCTCTTATGAAAAACTCTTAATTGATGATGCGGAATACGAGAAAGTAAAGGAGTTTATCTTGAAAGAAGTTGTTGAACAGTACGACGATATTTAGTGCGAAGTAAGAGGAGGAAATTACATGGAGTGTTGTCTATGCGATAAAGAGTTAGATGATACAAAAGACGACAGCTATGAGTATGACTATATGGGCAATGCATGGTGTAAAGAGTGCATGGATAAAGAAGTTAATCGAGAAATGTAATGAACAGTTCGACGAAACAACGAAATAAGGAGGCGTTAACACTGGCGAATCACTCTAAACGTTGTAACCTACGCCATGTCTGCCGTTCCGTTAATACAGCCGCATGTAACAAATTGTGCTCGGCATTCATCGGACTTCACGGCGTAACGGGCGATGGCGGTCGAGTTAGCTCCGCAAACATACCGGACGAATACCGGCACATCACGTTAACTACTTCGCCGGCAAGCGAAGGGCAGCCGGACATTTACGCACACTTGGCGGAATATATAAAAACATTTACGCGGCAATTTGACGATGACAGCCCGCCGATCAAATCGTTATACCTATATTCGAACGAGCCTGGCACGGGCAAAACGACGACAGCCGCGGCGGTGGCTAACGAATACCTTAACGTACATTACATCGGCTCACTTCTGCGCAATAGGCAAGCGTTAGAAAGACCGGTATATTTTCTCGACGTTAACGAGTGGCAGACGAATTATAATACGTTTAATCGGCCGAAAGTTCCCGATAATATAGCGATGCCGGCTGCTGAACGATTTTATAACGCTATGACGGCGGCCATGTCGGCGCCATTCGTAGTGTTCGATGATGTAGGCGTTCGTGACGCTACAGAAGCTTTCCGTTCAGAGTTGCATACGATTATTAACGAACGCGTGGCGAATGGGCTACCGTCCGTGTATACGTCGAATATTCCAATGGCGGAAATGGCGAAATTGTTCGACCGTCGTATCGCGGATCGTTTCCGTCAGCAAACGATTGAATTTACGTTTAAGGGAACGAGTAAGCGCGGAGTACGATAATCGGAGTAATTTTACGAAACCGGGAGCATTCGCGAGATCGTATTGCGACGATCGTGAAAACAAATCAATAAAAACGGTGGAATATGCCGTTTTACAGGATATTGAAGATTTTACTATAATCGAATACAACGAGGAGGCGAACGAATGAGTTACGTTGAACCGTTACTATCACGTATCATCGACGATAATAACGTTGATGAACTGGACAAGCTCGGACTCGACCGCGATTTCTTTCCGGCCGGCGTCGAGCGGGAGGCCTACGATTTTATCCGCAAGTATCACCGCGATAACGGGCAGGCGCCGAGCTATGCCGCGGTCGTGACGGAGGTGCCGGACTTTACGTACGTGCCGAGCGTTACGGATTCGTACGATTACATGGCGCGCCGCATTAAAGAAACGTGGGGGCAGACGGAGGTACAGGCGTTCCTACAGAGCCGTGAACATGCGGAAAAGTTTGCGGAGGCCGGCCACTCTATCACATTTGACGACTATGCGCAATACTTGAAATCGAACATAGATCATATTAAAATGAGAACAGATGTTCGTATTGTGACGAAAGGAACCGATGTCGTTAGGGATTCCGGTAAGTTTCTCGAAGAATACGAAAAAAGACGACTCGGAGAATCTAATCGGATATGGAGGTCGAAGTTCCCTACGTTAAACCAAGCGGTAGGCGGCGGTTACTACTCGTCAAATATGTACGTAGTATATGCGCGGTCAGGCCGCGGTAAATCTATCGTCACAATGGAAGAAGCGATAGAGTTCGCGTTTCAAGGGGCGGTCGTTCTCGTTTGGGCGCTAGAAATGGGATCGTTCGAATGGATGGCGCGGGCGTTTACGTCTATATCTGGACGCCTCGGAATCGCCGTTGCTACGATTGATGGCGTAGATTACGATGCGGGATTCGATAACCGAGCGTTACAAGCGGCAAAACTAGACGAAGAGTATTACGCGGAGTTTAAGAAATTCCTCGCGCAGCTTAACGATATTATTCATGGACGAATTATTCTCCGCTCGACTAACGATGAGGATTTCAACGACCGTAGTCTATCGGCATTACGTAAGGATATTATCGCAAGTTCAGCAGATGTTGTAATAATCGATCCGTTCTACTATCTCGATTATGAACGTAATACATCGAAAACAACGGGCGGGGATGCTGCGGAAACATCGCGCAAGCTTCGTATTATGACCGGGCAACTTGACGTAGTGACAATAGCAATAACGCAAGCCGACGAAGATAGTTCCGAGAAGGTCGATGGTGTACGTGAATTGAAATTGCCGAGTCGCGACGACGTGTTAAAAACGAAACAACTGCTACAAGACGGCGCATTACTTATCGGACTTGACACGTTAGCTCACGAAGGACGCGGCTTAATAGGAATAGGTAAGGGGCGTAGTGGGGGCGAGGATACAACGATTGAGATACTGTATCTGCCGAACTACGGGATCGTACGCGAGCCAGTTGCGGAGGATATGGCGGCACAGTTCGTCGGAAACTTTTAAGGATGTTATATAACTGTTATGTAACATACTAAAGTAATACAAATTAAATATTAAAAACATATTTACAACATATGTATATATGTGCTATATTTCATACACGGAGGTGGTAATATGTCAAATGTTAATGATTACCTAAAGAAAATGGCAGATGAGGTTGCGTCTAAGAAGAAAAGATCACGGGGTACTGAAAAACGACTAACCGTAGTATTAAGCGAATATGACGCTAGGCGTTTGAAGTATATCTCAAAAATGTTAGGAGAGACAAGCGGTGCTCTTGCTCGTAACTTAATTGTACAAGCACTAGATGACGCTGAGAAAATTCTAAACCTCGACGAATGGGAAGATGAGCCGACAGGAATGGACGAGTACGGAAACGTAATGTTCGAACGATCAGAATACGGTAGTTACATTAATCACGCTACAGGTGATGACGACGAGGAATCAGATGATTGACGTTCGTACCGAGTTAGAAGCGTTCGACTGGACGGCCGCGACGTGGACAAGCCGTAAACTTATCTGCGCTTCACCGACACGTTACGAATCACATCCGTCCTTCTTCGTCGACTTAGAAACGGGCGGCTGGCACGATTCCGGCGCAACCGATCCGTATTGGCAGAGCGGTAATTTCACGAAGTTGCTCGCATTTCTACGGCAGGAAACATACGAAGAAACAGCCGCCTATCTATCGGCAAAGTACGGTAACGGCGATGTCCTAACGTATGATGACGACGGCCGCCCGATATTCAAACCGCCGAATCTCCTGCAGCCGAGAGTTAAGCCGCGCCGCATACCGGAGTACATACTCGATGATTACCGCTATCGGTCGGAGTATCTTGGCCGGCGGGGTATAAGCGAAGATATACAGCGGTTAATGAACGTCGGCTACGATATGAGCTCGAAGGCGGTTACGATCCCGTGGCTCAATGCGGACGGGTCGCTAGGTAACGTTATGTATCGTAAAACCACCGATAAAACGTTTTGGTATCGGAAGGATAGCCGGCCGATTGGCGAAATGTTATACGGGATTCACTTATCGTATAAGCATCGGTTGAAGCAGGCGGCCATAGTCGAGGCGGCCGTCGATAGCCTAACGTTAATGACGCACGGTATATACGCAGTGGCAACCGGCGGCACGGCGGTCACAGATGCGAAAATATCGTTGTTGTTACGTTCACCAATCGAGGAATTGACGATATGGCGGGACCAGGACGAAGCAGGCCGCGCATGGCAAAAACGGTTAGTGGCGGCGGTCCGGGGCAAGATTCGTATACGGATTGCGAAGTTACCGCGAGGCTATAAAGACGTTAACGAGGCGGCGTGTGCGGGCGTTGATATACGTAGTGTAAAAATCCGTAATATTTACATTTTTTGACGTAGATTACTAGCGGTTACCTGTTATAAAATGGTGATAAATCGTGGATGTGCGATTTTTACCGCAGACGTGCGCTCATTCATCGTGAGCCCACTCGTATAGCATACGTTCAGTTACGCCTAGCGCATCAGCAAGCGGTATAGCGACGGACAACGGCATTTCCTTCTGCTTAAACGTAGCATACTTCGAAATGAGCTTCGCATCTATACCGGAGTGATCGGCGAGCTGGCGCTGCGTCCAGTTACGTTCAACGAGCAAGTCGAGAATGAGGCAACGACGCGGCTTCAAACGCATCGGACGACCTCCAATAAAATAATTTAGAATTATTTTCTAAAGCATGTCCCAGTTTCGCAATAACATGTACTTACTATATTAGAAAGGGTGATAAGTTGAATGAAAAATGAGCAACTGAATAATTTAGCGGTTCAAGCACAGAACGGAAATAGTCTTGCTTACGAGTCAATTCTAGCACATTTCCTACCTTATGTGTACAAGATGTCGGAGCAGAATTGGTACAAGATGTCAAACGAAACGAGCTTCGAACACGATTGTTTGAAACGATTAGATGCAGCTATTGAGAAGTACGACATTACAAAGGGGAACTTTAGAACACAGGTATTATGGAGGTTCCGACAGGCGCTTTACTTAGCGGTAACGAGGCTAAAGGAAAAACGGCGTGGGTACGAAGTTAGTTCGTTAGACTTTGGCGAGTCTGATGAGCAGTATGAAACATACGAGGTTGAAGATGAGTTGGCGCTCATTGACGACGGCATTCTCGTAAATGAAAAAATCGCCCTCTTGGCGGAAGGCGATTCTCGGAAATTGGCGATTCTAAACAGTTGGAAAAATGGGTGTTTTAACGATTCAAGCACCTCGGTATCTTTGGCGAAACACTTTGGCGGTAATTCTGAATCTCACCGTAAATTTATTAACAGGTTTAGAACCACCTGTCAAAAAGCTTTGGCTTAGCTTAGTGACCATTTTTAAGTTAACACAGGCTTTGGCGAAACCCATGCAAGAAGTAGTGTTGAAATATCCACTTAGGCATTGCGGACATTTAACCATCACTGGGACGTTATACAATAACATCTGTGATTTCCTACATATTATAACGTTAGCGTTTCAGTGTTGTCAACACTATATACAATTTTTACTATTTTTTAACTAAAATTGGGGAGTGTTGATTGTGTCTCATATTAACTATATACGTAGTTTATCCAATTCGGTTCCGAAATATTCACGAAATTCTAACGAAATTTTACGCAACGAGCGTCTATACGAAGGCTGCCACGAAATCGACGCCGATCCGGCCGATTATCAACGGTTTCATTACGGTCAAAAGGCGGTGCGTCTCGGATGATTCTAACGCACATTGATCCGAAAGCCGGCACGCATTTTCCAGGCAAAATTTACGTAACTCAACACGCATTAGATCGTGCGGTCGAGCATTTTAAGGCTCCGCGGAATAAGGCGTCTGATTTTATCATAGAACGTCTGCGTAAAGCTGCTCTAATTGATAATAATTTCACAGGCGACAACGGTAGAGTCGTACGTTTGTTTACTTGCGAAGGCATTGCATTTATTTTGGACGCAAACGAGGCTACGGTGATTACGCTATACCCCGAACGTACGCAACGGCAGGAAATGCTGACAAAAGCGGTAGGGGCGGCGGTAAGACGGGTTATTAAGTCCGCACAACGGACGGAAGCCACCGAGCTGAAACGATTAACGAAGCTCCGAGCGGACGTTAACCTCGAACTGGCGACGGTCGAACATGGCATCGCGCACGGCTCCGGTAAGGCTACTATTCGTAAGCTTACGGAAAAAGCCGCGGAATTACGCGCGGAAATTGAGCGCATTGATAACGAAATTGTGACGACGAAACGCGCGAAAGCAACGGTATTGAAAAACGTGTGTGCATACGTAATGTGATCGAAGTATTACCGATTAGGACTCGAAAGAGTCTTACGTCGGCAATGCGGTAGTAACCGGATAGTTTACGAACAACTCCGCGGTTACTATCGTATTGCGGACGTAAGAAGTAAGCCGGCTATTACACGGGTGCACACGTCAGTAATAGCGCAACTTACGTTCGAACGAATACTTAACGTATTGACCGCGAAGGCGACGCGGTATCCACGCCGTGGGGACGTTAAATAAGACACGGAAACCATATATCGCTGCGTGAAAATAGGCGGAGGCACGCCCGTCCCGCTCGGAGATTGTCCGAGTCCTCCGTCGACAATAAAACGAAAAGGTGGCGTTTATGTGAGTCAATTTACACGTAGAGGTTCGGCGGCAGTAGAGGCGGCAACGGCGGAAAGAGAGAATACGGCGAGCGCACACGTTCCATTCCCGTCCGGCACGACGTTGAAAGTCCGTATCAAGTCGACGGAAGATTCGGCGGAATATTATGCGCACGGCATTTTCGGTAAAGTTAACACTTTTGTGCCAAAGACGCCAGCCGTCCGTAATGCACGCGGCTTTATCGAATCGAATCCGTCCGTATGGGATCGTGCGGCAGACTTATTGTACGCCGATGCTAAAGCGTTGAAAGAATCCGGCGACGAAAAGGGCGCGGAGAAAGTCCGTAACGAGGCGTATCTATTGAAGTCGAAAGCGCGCTACCTCGTTGGCTTCGGCAATCTCGAAACGGGCGAGGATGGATTCGTCGACTTAACGCCGAAGCAGGCGAAAGGTGTGTTCGCGGCTATTACGAAGTATGCGAAGCGTCTCGATAAATTGGCGTTCGAACTATCGAAAACCGGCTCATCTACGGATACGGTCGTAACACTATCGCCTATCATCGATATGGACGAGGACTTGACGGAAGCAGAGCGCGCTAACTTCGAAAAGGTAGGCGAAAAGCCGTTTGACTTCGCGGCATTCGAAGGCTTCCTATTCGAAGCGGACGAGGCGGAACAAACGAAGAATCTCGTAATTGCCGGATTCGACATCAGCCGATTAGGTCTATCGATTGGGGCGACAGCTAACGCTAGTGGCGAAACAGATAACGTCAAGCCACTCGAAGGCGACGGCGGCGACGCTGATCCTACGAAAATATTCTAACGGAGGACGCGCGCATGGTTAACGTATTAGAACGACCGACTCCGAAGGCTTCCGGCAATGGGAACGGGCTTCCTCCGTTCCTGTTAACGGCGGCCGGCGGCAATAACGGTGATGATCCCGATAAGCGCGGCGATTTCATCGTAATCTTAACAGAGGGGCGTGATTTCTACGGCACACGTAACGGAAATTACCGGTAGATACGCGGAGTTAATTGCAAGGGCGGCATTGCTGGCGAATGGCTGGACGGTGCATACGGCGGACACGGACGAGGCGTACGATATCCTGGCGACCGATCCGCTGTCCGGCGGGCACTATCGTATCCAAGTGAAAACGATTCGTCAACGGACCGACCGCGGCAATGAACTCGTTGTATACGCGAAGAAAGGGAACGGCGAAGTTTATACGAAGGCCGATGCTGACTATATCGTTGGTGTGTGGGCGGATAACGGCGTCGTACCTCGCGTGTACATGTTCGAGAACCGCGAGTTGTCGGAGTACTGGGCCACTGAACAACGTGCGACAGAGCGTTGGATTGAATTACCTATTACGTTAGACAGAACGAATTTTTGAGGCGGGCTTATGTTGGTAATTTATACAATTACGAATTTAATTAACCACAAAGTTTATGTTGGTTCAACAACTAACACGTCTTCTAGATTTTCAAAGCATAGAAGCATGTTAAGAAAAGGTACACATAGAAATAGACTTCTCCAAGAAGATTACAATACTCACGGAATAAGCAACCTATTGTTTTCTGTGGCCGAAAGCCATGTACCCGTAGAGAGAAGATACGCACGGGAGCAATATTGGATGGACTATTATAAACGCCGCGCCGACTTATATAATATCCTACCAATTGCTGGGAGCGCGAAAGGGAGAAAATACACGCAGGAAACACTTCAAAAGATGTCGGAGGCAGCTAAAGGAAGAACCATAACGGACCGTCAACGGAGTTTACTTAGAGAACGTAACTTAGGTAAGAAAGCGTCCATTCAAACAAGACAAAAGATGTCTGACTCACAACGTATGTTAGACAGGACTGGCGAGAACGGATCCGGTTCAAAACTAACAAGAGTACAAGCGGTAGAGATAATTTCGAAGTTGCTACTAGGGCATAAGCAGTCGGAGTTGTCGGAAGAGTACGGTATATCTAGAGGGGCAATAGGACATCTGTGGCATGGTCGGACATGGAAGGAGTTACAATCCATGAAACATAAGGAACAGGAGGCGACCGTCTAATGCGCGAGTTACCGATTAATCCGCCGGAGCCGGTCGAGGTCGCGGAGTGTGCGTGGTGTGGCGGCGAGATTTACGAAGGTGACGAGGTTGCGCGGCTGTCGTCCGGCGAGGGATTCGTCCATCACGACAGGTGTTCGTTAGAATACGCAAGGTCAATCGTATACGACGAGGCCGGCGTAATCGACCGTAATAAAAATATATCGTAGGGAGCGATGTGTAAATGGCAGCAATCGCAAATGTAAAGGTTATCGAAAGTATGATCGAGGTTGACGGAGTTAATTATCGTAAAGCTAACCGCCCTGTACGCGAGGGCGATATCGTTAAGGCTAACGAAATTAATATCGACATTACTATCGGTAAATTCTACGCGGTAGAGTCGGTGGATGGCGAGGACTTTACGTTCGTTGACGATGACGGCGATTTCCGTACGCGTTATATTGGCGATGAGGATTACGAGGTATACGAGAAGGTGACGGAGGCCGCGCAGCCGGAATCGGACGAGCTGTTTACGTACAAAGGCAACAAGTATCGTAAGGTCAAACGTAAAGCGGCGGTCGGCGAGCGTATATTGATCGTGAAGGAGTGCGGTAGTTTCGGGAAATATAAAAATGGCGATACCCTCGTTGTTGATAGGTTGTACGCAAGCATCGGAATTGAATCGAATGCGGCGAGAACGAGAAACGGCGCTAATGACGCTGGATTTATCAGTCATGAAGAATACGTCGTACTCGAACCTGTGAAATCCGCCGATCCTCCGAAACCAGCTACGCCACCAGCACGCATTCCAGTCGGCAGTTACGTTAAGATTACGAACGGTGACGACTTACCAAACGGATCAATTGCGAAGGTGCTGAGCGACGACAAGGATTGGGCACCGTATAAATGCGAACTACTCGACGGTAGCGACTACGATTATTTGACCGCCGATGATTTCGAGGTACTATCCGAAGCCGAAGCGAAAGCTGCAGTCGAGGCGGAGGCCGAGCGTCAGAAATGGGCGGCAATCGGGCGTGAGGTCAATGAGTATAAACGCGGTGATATCGTACATTACGTCTGTAAGAACGGCAGCATCGGAATCGGGACGGTCGAGGATGTTGGTCAACACGCTATCGGCGTGCGTAACGATATTAAAACGCATAGTGACGCGAAGTACAAAGGTGTATTCTTCCGCGAGAGAGATACCGCAACGCTTATTGTTCCCGTAGAGCAACGCTTTGATCGCACAGAGGCGATGGAGGCTGCGGGGGTGGCGTACTAATGCAACTATCCGTCAACCTAAAACGGAAGCCGACCGGCAAGCTGGCGGACGTGGCGGCGGAAAAACAGCGTAGCGCAGCCGAATCGTTGGAGGACGCGTGGCAGAGAATCCTAGCGATGAATAATAGCGAACCGGATACCGCCCGGCTACTAGCGGTAAAGTCTGCAATGGCGGAGGGCACTATAGGCAGGTCGCCCTCCCATGCGGGCAAGCGGTTTAGCAAAGCGGAAGCACTCCGGATATATGCCGATCTAGCCGAGCGTAACAAGGCGGCAACCTTGCGCTCGATGGTCGAAAATACTCCGTCACACTACGCCTTAGTCCGTAACGCTGCAGAACTACAGCGAATGGCAACGATTGTTTCCGCGGCAGACATTATCGCAATCGACTGCGAAACGTTTGGCACGCCGGACAACCGTGACGCCGCGCTTGATCCGTGGACTGGTGAAATGGCGGGGTTTTCCGTATCCACTCGGACACATTCGTTCTACGTTCCGCTGCAGCATACGGAAAAGACCGCGCTTGACGCCGACAAAGTGTTCACCGTAATGAAGCCGATCCTTGAACGTGTACCGTCCGTACAGCATAACGCTCCGTTCGACTGTAAATGGTTCTACGTTAAATATGGCGTAGATATTATTACGAATTTACACGCAGACACGCGGCTTATGGCGATGTCACTCGATGAAAATCGTAACCACCGTCTAAAGGACTTAGTGACGGATTGGCTCGGATTACCTGGCGATAACTTCGATCAACTATTCGGAAAAACGCCGTTTAACGAAGTACCGCTCGATGTGGCGCTTGCGTACGCCGCGGCTGATACGGAGAAAACGTTAAAGCTATACGATTGGATACGGGCGCAGTACGGACGTCGCGACGATTTGCTGGCGATTGAGCGCTTAGTGTTTGACGTAGAAATGCCGGTTATGCGGAAGTTTATTCGTTCGGATATTCGTGGCATACGATTCGATACGGAAATGGCCGCGGAGCTTGACGCTAAGTTTGCCGAGGAAGAAGCGGAACTGCAGTCGCAGATTTACGAAATGTTGGGCGAGGAGATTAATCTTAATTCCCCGTCACAACTGGCGCGGAAACTGTACGGCGACTTACGGCTAACTGACTACGATAAAGGCTCGACGGGCGTCCGCTCATTGAAACGTATAAAGCGCGAGCATCCGGTTATATCGCTAATCCTATCGTATCGTGAAGTCGGTAAACTGCGGCAGGCGTTTACGTCGAAATTACCGAAAGCCGTGAAGTATGACGGGAAGATTCATCCGTGGCATAACACATGGGGCGCCGCGACCGGAAGGTTTACGTGCCGCGATCCGAATACTCAGCAGATTCCGGCGAAACGTCCGGAAATACGTCACTTATTTATGGCTACGGGTCCCGACCGTATTCTCGTATCGATTGACTATTCGCAAATTGAACTCCGCGTACTGGCGCATATGGCCGGCGAAACGGTGCTAATTGAAGCGTTCGAACAAGGCCGCGACATTCACTCGACGACTGCCGCGCTAATATCGAAAGGCCAGTTTACGTACGAAGAAATCGAACGTTACAAAGATACGGAAGGTCACGCGGCCGCAAAGTTCCGTAAGCAGGCGAAGATCGTTAACTTCGGTATCGTCTACGGAATGGGCGCTGGTAAACTAGCAGATACACTCGAAATTACGAAGCAAGCCGCGCAGGAAATCATCGATAACTACTTCGCCGGCTATCCGATGATTAAACGTTATATGGACGAGCAGCAGGCGGCGGTCATGCGAAACGGTTATGTGACAGGGCTTCTCGGACGTAAACGTAGGCTGCACGAACAGGTCCGCGCAAAGGATCGCTGGAAAGTGTTCTCGGCACAACGTATGGCTGGTAACTTTCCGATACAAGAGGGCGCCGGCACGATACTAAAGAAAGCTATCGTTGACCTTGACGAAGTGCTACCGTTATACGATTCGTACATCCTGCTACAGGTCCATGACGAGCTGGTCGTAGACTGCCCGAAGAATATTTCGGAAGAGGCGCTCGATCACATTAGGCGTACGATGGAACAGGCGGTTCCGTTACGGTGTCCTGTACGTTGCGACGTCGAGATTAATCCGGAGCGATGGCTTAAAAAGGTCGATGTTGACGCGTGGTTTAGCGAAGATGGCGACGAATAAAAACGATTAGGAGGCGGTATAGATCGGACATTTCCAACGAGTTTCATACGATATTCCACGTGGCGACACGTTAGTTAACGATTTCTTAACGCAAGTAGACGCATATTACGCGAGTCCGGCATCGTCGTTCTATGACGACCGTATTCTCCGGAAATTCTACGGACAGAAGCTCGCTCACCTCGGATATAAACCGTATCCAAACGACGGTCTCGTAACGTTCGGCGCGTCTGGCACGGCGATGTGCGACCGGCAACTCGTATTCAAGAACGATAAAGCGACGAAGCCGGAGAAGTCCGACGACATCCCGTTCAGAGGACGCCAGCGCCGGCAAGGAACCGCTATCGTCGATTTCGTACAGCTCGATATCCTGCATATGCCGAAGCGTATCGGAACCGCCGCTAAGTTTACAATGGCTGTTCGTGATAATAAGGAATGGGACTTTGAGGAAGCGGCGCAGGAAAGGCGGACGTTCTCGTGGCCGCATCCGGAAACAGGCGAAGTTATCTCGTTCGCTATAACGGCTAAGCCCGACGGTAAATTCGTATACGAACCGGACGGCAGCCGGATCATTTTCGAATATAAGACGAAAGCGTCCGGCCTCCGCGCCATGAACAGTAAACTCGATTTCAAAGGCGCGCAGGACGATCACGTCCGCCAAGTAACGGCAGAAGCGCTCGTATTCGGCATTGACGAGGCGCTCATCGTATACGAATCGACGCAGAAGCCGGCGTGGTTTTCGGACGAGGATAACCGTAACGTGACGAAGGGCGCGAAAACGTGGGCAGACGGCCGGCCGCTATCGGATTTCCGACCGTTTTACGTAGAGATTACGGAGGATATGAAGGCGGCGTTACTGTCCGATCTAGCACGGCAAGCGGCGTTAGTGTACGAATCGCGGGGCGAAGGCGGAGCGATACCGGAAGTGACCGTCGAGTCTACCGGTAAATGCGGTTTCTGCCAATTCGCGGAACACTGCCGCAAGACGATATCGGCGGATAACTTGGCGAAGCTACAGCGGCAGGAAGCGGCGATGGCTGCGTCGAGCATGGCGGGTAAGGTGGATCATCGTAATTTAACGAAATATTTATCGGAGGTGGCGGTTTAATGAAAGGTAAATTCACATTAATATCGGTAACTGATCGTAAAACAGGCGCATCGCTTTCGCGTGACTTTGATCGAGTTGGCGCGGAGTGTCGTATTAGTGAAATCGAACAGGGCGCTCCCTTCTTTTTCTCTTATACGGAAGATCTGGAAGGAGTCATTCGAACAAGTCGTGTAGTCGATTGGATCCACAATGTAACCAACGGAATAGTAATCGTCAATACGAAGAATACCTCATATGTGTTTAAGGAGGCGCCCGCCAATGTTAACGAAGTTTGACCGATTACTTGACGGAATCCTAACGAAATTACTACGTACACGTTACGTATCATGCTAAAAGGAGGCGAACGATTTAATGACGGAACAACTAACGAATAAGCTTATCGAGTATTTGGACGCAATCGGTGAGGCACTAGGCGTTGCTGCGCCACATGTTTACGAATTAATGATACGCCAACAAGTAATTGGAGGATCGCTGTGGGTAGCGGTTATTGTGGTCTTGATGGTAGTAATAGCGTTATTGGCACGATTATCGCTGAAAAAGTTGAACGGTAAATACCGGAAGGAATCTTACAGAGCGGATGAGGAGTTTAATAATGCACTAACATTTTGGAAAGGGACAGTTTGGGCTTTCGGGATCGTCGTGTTATTTATTTTAGCATTATGTCTGCCACATAACATCGTCCGCATAGTCAATCCGGAATATTACGTTATCAAAGAACTTCTCTCAATTATATCGTAAGGAGGCGAGCGGATGAAGTGGTTAAAACATGTTGTAGCGGCGTTACTAATAACGCTAAGTGCTGCGTTAGGCATCGAGTATATCATGCTAACTATTCGTAGCCTATACGAAACTTTGACGACTAGCGTGGTTGCTGCGGTAATTTACGGGGCTTTATTCTTATTCGTTCTATACGTTACGATCACCGTCGAAATCGAAGGAGGCGGGGCGGATGATTAGAAAAGTAGGGGCGGGCATCCTGTATGGATTAGCCTTGTACGTATGCAGCTTCGCGTTACTTTTAGTTTTTATCATGTCGTACTTGTTCGTCACGTCCGGCGAAACGTTATTAGTAACGGTATGTGTAATGTTATTTATTAGCGTAGGAGCAGGCGTTTATTTCGAAATTAAAGGCGGTGATGATCGTAGCGACAGCGAAAACACTACGCAAGACTAAACCGCCAGCCGACCGCTATCTCATCTACGATATATCGTTAACCTCGCCGGGCTTCGCGGCAATCGACGTTTCAGACCGTAAGCCAACGTTAATTACGTCATCACACGTTAAGACCGACGCAAGCCAGCCCGACGGGCAGCGGTACGCCATTATCGAGGCGTTTGCGATAACAACCGCTTCAACGTACGGAAATAGCAACGCTATTGTAGTACGTGAGGACTATAAGAATCCGAAGCAGAAGCGGCAAGGTCAGACGATATTCGGCGCGTGGGCGGCGGTCGATAGCGGATTACAACGGTGTGGGCTACGGGTAACGGAGGAGGTCAACGCAAGCACCGTTAAACGCGTCGTCGGCGGGCACGGTAAGGCGGATAAGGACGAAGTGGCTGCGGGCGTGCGGAGGATTCTCGGACTAGCGGATGACTTCGTATTCGCGACCGATGACGAATCCGATAGCGTAGCGATTGGCTTAACGTATCTCATCGAAAAGGGGCTGATTGACGTATGAATCCGGTATTCACGTGGCAGGAGCGGCACTATTACGCCCTCCTCCGCGAACGTGACGAGCTACGCTATCAGATCGAACTATACAGCGGGTGGATTGCTAAAAAGGAACGTCGCATCGGCAATATTGAAGTGGAACTGGCGAAGTTTGAACGGAAGGAAGGCGAAGCGGCGGAATGATTATCGCTTACTATTCGCTGACCGGCAATGTCCGGCGCTTCGTCGGCAAACTCGGTCGGCCGGGCGCGCTGTATACGATTGAGCCGGGGCTTGGCGCGGTATTGACGGAGCCGTTCGTGCTTATTACGCCGACGACCGGCTTCGGACAAGTGCCGGCGACCGTAGCGGAGTTCCTTACGAATAATTCCGATATGCTGGCGGGCGTGGTTGCGAGCGGAAATCGGAATTGGGCCGGTAATTACGGTAAAGCCGGCCGGTTAATATCGGAGCAGTACGCTGTACCGCTGATTCATACGTTCGAATTATCCGGCACGGACGCGGACGTACGGATCGTTAACGAATATATCGAAGGGATGGCGATTGAGTGACGAAACGATTACTCGGAAGTCTCGAATTAAACCGTATTTATCAGCAAGACTGTATCGAAGGTATGCGTAGGATTCCGGACGGTAGCGTAAGTCTAGCGATTGTCGATCCGCCGTATGGGATTAACTTTCGAAGTAATCATCGGAAATCAAGTGCCCTCAAAACAACGTCGGGAATAGCTAATGACGGAGTAGACAACGCAGACTTTCTCGACAAAGTAATCGTTGAGCTTAATCGAGTCCTATCGCCAAATGCCCATATCTACTGGTTTACGCGGTGGGACAAAATAGCCGAGCAACAGCCTTTATTGGAACGGTTCTTCCAAGTGAAGAACTCGTTAATCTGGATGAAAAACAACTGGTCGATGGGGGATTTGTTCGGCGCATATGCGGGACAGTACGAAAACATACTATTCGCGCAAAAAGGTCGCAGGCTATTAAACGAAGTTGACGGAAAGACGCGCCATCCCGATATACTGCAGTTTGACCGCGTGTCCCCGAATAAATTACGCCATAGTCACGAAAAACCGGAGGAGCTTATTGAATTTCTTATATGTAAATCATCCGAAGAGGGCGACGTCGTTATCTCGCCGTTCTGCGGTTCCGGTACAGACTGCGTTGCTGCGGCGAAAACGGGGCGTAACTTTATCTCATTTGAGCTTGATCCGGAGCATATCGAAACCGCCAATAAGCGCTTAGACTCGCTAGAAATTCCGGCAAACTAACGAAAAGGAGACGGTAAATTGACGAAAGCAAACGTAACACATATCGAACTAAACAACGAGATTATGACGCGAGGGGCCGACGGATGGTATCAGCTCGATAAAGACCGCGAGGCCGTCGACGTATTCCTAGCGGAAGTGACCGCGAAAAGCCGCAAGTTTCCGTCGCAGGCCGCTCGATATCGTTGGCTTATCGACAACGGATATTACGACGATATGCTGGCGTTATATGGCGAGGCGGCGGTCGAGCGCGTCGTTGCCGTATGTAATTCGTACGGATTCCGTTTCGCTTCGTATATGGCCGCGTCGAAGTTTTACAAGGATTACGCGTTAAAGACGGATAACAAGGCGGAGTACCTCGAATCGTATGCGGAACACGTCGCGCAAGTGGCGTTATATCTCGGACAAGGTGACGCTGCGGCAGCGGAAAGATTCGCGCGGTCAATGATGGAACAGCGGTTGCAGCCGGCGACACCAACGTTTATGAACGCGGGCCGTGCGAAACGTGGCGAGATGGTATCGTGTTTCCTACTCGAAATGGACGATTCGCTCAATTCGATTAACTACGTAATTGCGACGTGTATGCAATTATCGAAGATAGGCGGCGGCGTGGCGGTCAACTTATCGAAACTGCGCGGTCGTGGAGCGCCGATTAAAGGCGTAGAAGGCGCGGCAAAAGGCGTTATGCCCGTTATGAAGCTGATGGAAGATGCGTTTAGTTACGCAGATCAGATGGGTTAAATTTGGCCCCTTCCGTTGGTAACAGCGGTCGAAAACCTCTCTAATTCATGGGAAACCCAAGCAAGGAGGGCAATCATGAGCGAAGCAAGACAAGTATGGAATAAAGCTGACATTGACGAATCATTTATTCGCGATAATTACGGTAGTATGAGCGCAAGAGAAATAGGCGAGATATTAGGGGTGTCTCGCGAATTAATCAACCATAGAGTAAGGTCGTTAGGACTGCGGAAAACAAAGATACCATACACGCCGCTAGACGGTGAAGTGCTTGCTTCCATAAAAGGAATAAGTGAGTACGCGGTCTCTAACAAGAGCAGAGTAGTTAATCTTAAAGAGATGACGCTAGTAAAGCCTAAGATAGATCGGGAAGGATATTGGAAAGTGACGTTATTTATCGATGGAAAACGTTTAGAACGACGATTACATCGGATAGTAGCAGAGGCTTTCATTCCCAATCCACTAAATTTACCATTCGTCAATCATATAGACGGTGTTAAAACAAACGCAGAGATAACTAACTTGGAGTGGGTATCTCCTAAAGGAAACGCAGAACATGCCTCGAAAATCGGGCTACTTGCAAGAGGAGAAGATTCGCCAAATGCGAAGATAACAGAAGATCAAGCTAAGAGTATTCTAGCTGATTCGATCAACGGTTTAAGTAATGAACAAATACTAGCGAGGCATCCCTATGCCACTAAATCAATTATAGCCAAAATCGCGAATAGAACTCGTTGGAAGCATTTATCCTGTACGTCTTGAACGTGCAACGACTAGGCGAGAGCCGTAGGGCGCAAGCGATTGGCGTTCGAAATGGGAGGGGTCCTGTTCTACAGGATCGTGATATAGTCTGCTCTACATGGGAACATGTAGCTGCCATATGGCGGCATGAGTGTAGCGAACTCATGTGAACACAACGCAAAGAAAAGGAAGCGGCGCGGCTTACTACAATATTTTCGGATGGGACGTTATCGAGTTCCTGGATTCGAAGAAAATTAACGCAGATGAGAAATCCCGCATCAAAACGTTATCAATCGGCTTAATCGTACCGGATAAGTTTTACGAACTGGCACGCGAAAACAAAGCGTTATACGTGTTCGAACCTTACTCCGTATACAAGACGTTTGGCGTGCATTTAGACGACGTAAATATGACGGATATGTACGACGTACTCCTGCAGAATCCGAACGTAGTTAAACGCCGCGTTATGATGGCCCGCGATATGTTAACGAAGATTGCGACGATCCAGCTCGAATCCGGATATCCGTACATTGCGAATATCGATAACGCAAACGGACAGCACGCTAATAAAGAACTCGGTCGCGTGAAGATGTCGAATCTCTGTACGGAAATTTTTCAGCTACAGGAGACGTCCACGATTACGGATTACGGGGAGCCGGATGTTATTCGTCGCGATATTTCGTGTAACCTCGCATCGCTCAACATTGTCAACGTTATGGAATCCGGTAAGCTGCGCGAATCTGTTCACGAAGGCATGGACGCGTTAACGGTCGTAACCGATCAGTCGGCCGTGGCTAATGCGCCAGGCGTCCGTAAAGCTAACCGCGAGCTGCATTCCGTCGGCCTCGGCGTAATGAATCTTAACGGATTCCTTGCGAAGAATAAGATAACGTACGAGTCAGCCGAAGCCCGCGACTTCTGCCGGACATTCTTCGCGGCTATGAACTATTATTCGTTAGAACGTTCGATGCAGATCGCCCGCGAACGGGGCGTGACGTACGAAGGATTCGAAAAGTCCGATTATGCGTCCGGTAAGTATTTCGAGCGCTACTTGGCGGAAGATTTCGTGCCAAAAACGGAACGAGTGCGAGAGTTGTTCGCTGGCTTTACGTTACCGTCGCGGTATGAGTGGGCAGCGCTGTCTGCTGACGTTGCGGAGTACGGGCTATATCACGCGTACCGCCTAGCGATTGCACCTACGCAAAGTATATCGTATATCCAAAACGCCACGTCGTCCGTTATGCCGATTGTCGAGCATATCGAAACGCGTACGTACGCTAACTCTACTACGTTTTACCCGATGCCGTATCTATCGCAGGATAACTTCTTCTTCTACAAATCCGCGTATAACATCGATCAATTTAAGCTTATCGATTTGATTGCGGAGATACAGCCGCATTGCGATCAAGGCATTAGTACGGTGCTTCACGTTAACTCGGACGTGACGACGCGTGAACTAGCGAGACTGTACGTATATGCGCATCATCGCGGATTGAAGTCACTTTATTATACCCGTACGAAGCGCTTGTCGGTCGAGGAATGTACGAGTTGCGCGGTTTAATTAAATAATTCGATAAGGGAGACGATACTTTGCGTTGTACCAACTGGAATGTACCGGAAGATTACGTTAACACTTTTTGGGATCAAAACTTGCTCCAATTTTGGATAGATACCGAGTTCCCGATTTCAGACGATACCGCGGACTGGCACAATGCTTCCGATGCGGAACGTACCGCATATAAGTTCGTACTGGCGGGGCTAACCGGACTTGACACGCAACAGGGCGGCGAAGGTATGCCACTCCTAGCGGTACACACCGAGGACGGGCGGCAGCGTGCGGTAATGACGTTCATGGGCGCAATGGAGCAGATTCACGCCAAGTCATACTCAACGATATTCACGACGCTGACCACGAGCGAAGATACCTCGTATTTACTCGATGAGTGGGCGCCAACACAGCCGAACTTACGTTATAAATCGGATCGTATCGGAAATTACTATCGCGCACTATTAAAGCCGGCACCGACCGTATACGAACGATATATGGCGTGCGTGGCTTCGGTATTTCTCGAATCGTTCTTGTTCTATAGCGGTTTTTATTATCCGCTATATCAGGCAGGACACGGAAAACTAACGACGTCTGGCGAGGTTATCCGCAAAATAATGATCGACGAAAGTATTCACGGACTCTTCATCGGTTATGTGGCGCAGGAGTTGTACGGACGTCTATCGGAAGCTGAACGAAAACGCGCCGACGAAGAAGTTACGGAGCTACTGACGGATTTGCACGCCAACGAACTAGAGTACACGCGCGAAATCTACGATCCAATCGGACTAACAGCGGACGTTATTCGTTACGTTGAGTATAACGCTGACCGTGCGTTGATGCAGCTCGGATTCGAGGCGCGATTTAATCCGGGACCGTACTCGGCAATCGTAGCTAACGCGGTTAGTGGAGGAACGGTCCATCACGACTTTTTCTCGAAGAAAGGCGACGGTTACGTTAAAACGATGAATATCGTGCCGTTGACGGACGCCGATTTTATTTTCGATTAATGTCCCAATTTCGTAATAACGTGTACTTACTATAGTAGATGGCGGCAGGCGGACGTTAACCGGCTTGCTGCCGAAAAGGAGGCGATTGAATGGCGGTTGTTTACGAAATCTCATACTGGCTTACGTGGGTACTCGTAATATTGGCGTTTATTGCGGCAATCATCGGCTTTCTAATCGGAATCGTACGTCTGTGGGCGCTATTATTCGAATGGTACTTAGCGGCACGTAAGCTAAAGGAAATTTACCGCGAGTTTATGGTCGACTATGTACGGAAAAATGGCGGCATTAAAAGGAGGTCGCGCGAATGAACGAACTAACGGTTAAAATCC